TCGCAATATCTGTATCGAACTGTGCGTTGGCGTGTTGAATACTGGAATGGATCTGCCTGGATTACCAGCGGGGCATTCACAACTGTGAACCTGGGCGCCGATACGGCTGCAAGTGCCACCAGTACGGCAACCTTCGCGTTTCCGAGCCCAGGGGCCTGGCAGTTCCGCATTTATGCTGAGGCCTACGATACCAATGGATCAGTTTTTGGATCCACGTCTTACACGGCTGGCAGCGCCACAATAACCCACTCTGGGGCATCGTCCCATACGACTTACTCCACGGCTGGTGGTAGTGTGTCGTACACCCATACCTATAACAATGGCACATATACGCCAACGGCGCCGGCGCAGCTGGATCCAGTAAATACCTACAGCACTGTCTACTCTTACGCCTACCAGGCTTCTGGTGGTAGTGGGTTTGCATTCGGCCAGGGCCGGGTTACAGATCCAAATGGGCAGAGCTATGACACTGGCAGCACCCGCACAAACATAACGCTATCGGGCTCTGCAACAAAAACCAAGGTTTCAAACACTGATGCAAACTTGTCATTCACCTTATTTGCTGATGGTTGGACTGGTAGCAGTGCTGCGGGTAGTGCCTACGTCAATGCCATAAGCGCAGTAACAACCGTCAAGTTGCGTACACCATCATCCAATAGCACCACGCCTTCCAACAACTTCACCTTTGGCTCCTACGGCTACTCGCTGTCCACAGCCACAGTTCTGGCTACAGGTTCACTGAACTGGATCGCCATCGGGGACTAGCGTGGCAAGCATGGCAGCATCCAAAAGCATGAAAAACACCCTGGATGAGAAAATTTCGCAGGTACTGCGGGGCTATGTCCCTGCGGTGGAGTGCTTTCTCCTGCTTCGCGACATTCTGCACTTTTGGGATGATCTGATCGACCGGGACCATGCGCTGGCTGATGCTCACATCCATGAATCCATGTTCAAGGTACTGATTTCACTGCCGAGCAATGAGTTCTACCGCAAGTACCAGGATCTGCTGCAGCCGGTGTTGATCAATGCCATAGCCAATTGGCGCGCAGCCAACCAGTTCGAGGGCCATGGCGATAACCGGGCCTTGCAACTGGCCTTCGTTATCCGCTCCGACTACGCCAACATTCTGATCCAGATGGCCTACATCGTGGGCGGGCATGACTGGCTGATGGAGGTCACACCGACTATCCGTGCGATGTGGACCGAAGAAGATTTTGAAGCCTACCTAACCAACCTTGAGCGCGAAAAGTGCGCTCGCCTATCGGGAGAAAAGCATGTGCTGTGAATCTGGGGGCAGTTCTAGCTCCGCACCACCTCCTGATCCCGCCCTTGTTGCGGCGCAGATCAAGTCCATGGGGATTCAGGATGAGTCCATTGGCCAGATCATGGACATGGCCAAGAGGATGGCCCCGCTGCAAGAGCAGCAAATGCAGTTTGGCCTGGACTCTGCCAAGACCGCCTATGACCAGTCGCAGGAAGATCGCACGTGGATGCTGGGGCGCCGGGGCATTCTTTCCGGTGCGCAGGATACGATGGTGGCCGACGCAGCCAACTTCAATACTGAGGCCAAGCGTGAAGAGCTTGCCGGCAAGGCCACGGCCGATGTCAATAGTTCGTTTTCTTCTGCCCGGGACCAGGCCATGCGCGGACTGGATCGCCGTGGTGTCAATCCGGCCTCAGGTGCTGCTGGTGCGATTGATGGCCAGCTTACCCTGGCCCAGGCCGCAGCCGGCGCGGGCGCTGCCAACAACGCGCGCACCCAGGCCCGGGCCGAGGGCAGGGCGCTCAATGACAAGGTGGTTAACTCCCTGGCGGGCTATCCAGCCATGGCTGCAGGCGAAACTACAACCGGCGCAGGCCTGGGTACAACTGGCCTGGGCATAGCCAATACGGCTCTGGCTGGTTTGAATGCAGGGTCAACGTCTGCGGCAACCATCGCCGGTTCTATGGGTACCAACGCGACACAGATGTTTGGTGCTCAGGGCCAGTACAAGAATGGCCAGGACAATGTGAACCAGGGTGATAGCGCAGCTACAACTATGGGCGGGATTGGTGGCTTGCTGGGTGGTGCAGCGAAGCTAGCCCCCGTATTTGGCTTCTCTGATCCTCGCCTGAAAGACAACATTGTGTTGGTCGGCAAGGACGAGGCTACCGGCCTTAACCTGTACGAGTTCAACTACATCACCAATCCGCGCATGCGATTCCGTGGCGTGATGGCTGATGAAGTCCTTGCATACATGCCTGCCGCTGTCGTCAAAACGACTGATGGATACCTGGCGGTGGATTACAGCCTAATTGGCATTGAAATGGTGGAGGTCTAAATGGCTAAACGTGGTGGCTTCAACGATTTCATTTCTGCCTTTAATCAGGGCTTTGATACCGTCAACAAGATCGGCAAGGACTACGAGATTTCCAAGCTGATGCAGGATAAGGGCACGGCCGTCTATAACCCTGACCAAGTAGACCAGCGTGCCGCCATTGAGGGCGCCGTTGATGCCGATGGCAAACCCATGTATTCAGTGGATACCACGGCGGATGGGCAAACGCGGGTGCAAAGCAATCTGCCTGCTGACGATGGTACGCAACCGGCTCCATTCAACATTGCGGCCAATGGCACCCAGTTCATGGGCAAGACTGTTGACCATCCGATGACAGATGTGGAGAAGGCCTCTACTCGCAATATGGCAATGTCCGGCATCATGGCTAAGTATGGTGATGCTGAGGGTGCAATGCGCTTTCAGGATAGTGCCCTGGCTATGCAGCGCGGAGCCAAGCAGGATGCCCAGGGTGACCAGCGTTTTGCGTGGGACAAGAGCCGGGCCGAGCGCGATCAGCGCCAAGGTGACCAGACTGAGGCTGATCAAAAGGTCATGCGCGATGTCGATCAAAAGACAGGCGAATGGTTTAAGGGTCGGCTGACAAACCCCGATGGCACTGAGCGCGCCCCCACGATGGACGACCACCTGGCCGCAAGCCAGTACCGCGCAGGCCAGCTTACCGAGGCCGGCAAGGTGGAGGCCGCAGGCAAAGCTATTGCTGAACACAACTCTCAGGCGCTGATCAAGATCCAACTGGAAACCGCCCAACGCGACCAGGATCTGGCCAAGACTTCATCTGCGCTATCTGCTGGTGATTTGAATGCCGTGAAGGACTTCTACAACAAGTACGTGCCGGACGGTGCCAAGGTGGTGGCTGTCACGCGGGACGATAAAGGACAGATCAGCATCCAGCGCGAAACCATGGACGGTAAACCCATGCCGCCCACGGTAATGAAGGACACCGGCCAGCTTGCCAGTGCACTTGCATCGTTCAAGGATCCGCTGGCGCTCTACAACTGGACGCAAAACGAGTTCAAAAACAACCTGCTGACCAATGCCGATAAGCGCGGTGAAAAGCAACTGAATTTGGAAGGTGAGCGCGTGAGCATCGCCCGCGATGCAGCGAATACCACCAAGGCCGATACCGAAGCCCTGCGCACTGCTGGCGCTGCCTACGAAAAGGCACGCCAGGCTGGCGACCAGACTGGAATGAATGCGGCCACGCTGGAGATGATCAAGGCAGGCGGCGTCAACCCGGGCGCAGCCAGTGCCAATGATCCGGCCGAGGTCAAGCTGGCCAGGGCCATGATGCAGGCTGGCATGGCCACGGATATGAAGGGTGCTCTGGAAATGGCAATTTCCAAGAAGGGCCAGTCGGCTGACGAAATGCATAAGGCATTTGTTGAGGCGGGCATCAAGAACATGAGTTCTGCTGAGGACTCGGTAAAGAAGGCCGACGATGTGATGGGCGCCATGGGCTTCAAGAAGGTAAGCGGGCGCTGGACCCAGACCGCAGGCGCGGGCGCGCCGGCAACACCTACCAAACCGGCAAATGAAGCGGATGCTCAAACACAGGCCAAAGCGGCCATAGCTGGTGGCGCTGATAAGGCGGCAGTCAATGCACGCCTGAAAACTCTGGGATTCAAGCCCATCGACTGACCGGTTAGCGTGGCAAGCATGGGAGAGTTGCCGGGTCTTATTTGGAGATCCGCATGGGCGCTTTTGACGACTTGATTCCGGCTTCTGGTGGCGGTGGTGCTTTTGATGACCTGGTACCGCAAAAACGCGAGGAGTCTGGGGGGGCCAAGGCGCTGCGCTTGGCTGATGCAACTTACAAGGCTATTGGTTCCGGGCTCATTAAGGGCTCTGCTGACCTGGCCTCTGGCATTGGCAACGCCTCAATCGATCCTTCATCTTTTGCGATGTCCACCATCCTGGGTGGTGTAGCTGCTGCCGACCGTGGCGTTACAGCCGTTGGGAATTGGGTTTCACCAGGTAGCGCAACCCCGAGCGAGGGGATCCAGCAGACCGCGCAGGATGCTGCCGCATTCGCTGCGGCCGAGCGCGAAAAGGCAATCCAGCAGGCACGCATGCGCCAGGGCAACGACTTCAAGAATGACCTGGTGAAGATGGGCGTTCAGGTGCGCGATGCGGGGCGCACGGTGTCTGGCGCCATGCAGGACTTCGACCAGAACAACAACCCCACGTTGACCGAGCAGAGCAAGGCCATCAACGATGCGACCGGCTTTGTGGATACCACTAAGGCCATGTTCAACAACCCGGTTGGCACTATCAACCAACTGTCCAACTCTGCCCCGGGCATGGCCGCAGGCCTGGGTCTATCACGTGCTGCCTCCATGGCGCGCATGGCTGGACTGGAAGCTGGTGCTGGAGCCACTGCCATCGAGGCGGCAAAGGTGAAGGCTATTTCATCAGCCAGCACTGCCGGCGCCGTGTCTGAGGCTGCACAAGCTGCCATTCAGGACCGCGAGAGCGTTTATCAACAGGTGGCGGGTACTCCATTCGACCAACTGGCCGAGAAGTCCCCACGCTTCAATGAAATTGTGGCCAAGGTGGGCGACCAGGCCCGGGCCCGCCAGATCCTGGCAAACGAACTGGCCGACCAGGTGACCCTGGGCGCCGGCGTTGTCACTGGCCTTGGCACCATCGGTGTGAACAAGCTGTTTGGCGGTGACACCACGGCCAAGATTGTCAGCGGCCTGGAGAAAACCACGGCCAAGACTGCCGCAAAGGATGTGCTGCAGGAGGGTGTGGAGGAAACGCTGCAGGGCGTTCCCGAGGATCTGGTGCAGCACGGCGCACTGAGTCAGGCCGACAAGGACAAGAAGCTGGATCTGGGTGGATCTGCCGCGCAAAACTTCTGGGCTGGCGCGCTGATGGCCTCGCATGGCGCTGGCGGCTCGTACATAAAGGACAAGATTGCCGACTACAAGGATGGTAAAGCGGCCACTCCACCGGCTGATCCGCTAGACCCAAATCCGAGCTCCGCGACTCCCAATACACCGCCTCCATCTGCCCCGGCTGGCGCTGCTGCCACGCCCGAAGTTTCAGCCGCTGAGAAGGCCTTGATCACACCGGTAGAGCTCACCAGCCTGGACCGGGTGAATTCCATTGGTACCGAGCTTGAAGGGTTGCAGGCGCGCCAGCAGGAACTGGCACCGGGCGGCGCCTATGGTCCGATGTTCGACCAGGAGCGCACCGAAGTCGCTACCAAGATCGCGGAACTGAGCCAGGAGCGTGCCGACCTGTCCAAAGACTGGGCGAAACCGGTATTTGGAAATGCAACAACGGTAACCCTTCCGAGTGGCGCTGTTGTTGCTGCACATTGGGCTGTTATTGATGCTGGCGAGGCACTTCCAAGCCATGACATCAATCTGAAATCCAATGACAGCTACGACAAATCTCTACAGCCAAGGGATCGCGGAGAACGCCATGGGTACGAATTGCAAATCGCTGGCATTGTCCAGAGATACAACCCGGCAATGCTTGATGAATCCCCACTGGCGGGCATGGGTGCGCCAACGATGCGCATGGATGGATCGGTTATTGATGGAAACGGAAGGGAAATTGCAACGCAGCGGGTTTATCGTGCCAATGGACAAAAAGCTGCGGAACTTCGCGCTTATGTGAGTGCGAACTCTGATCGCAAGGGCATTCCTCCTGAAGCCTTTTTGCACAAGGCAAACCCGCAGTTTGTGAGGGTGATCGACCACATTCCCGGGTTCAATTACGGAGAATTTGCGAAACAAGCCAATGAGTCGGTAATGGCACCGATGTCGCCCAGCGAAACCGCCAAGTCGGATGCCAACCGCATCGACACCATGGAGGATCTGAAAGCTGACGATAACGGTGATTTCTCCAATGCCGCCTCGCAGCCGTTCATTCGCCGCTTCATGGCCCGCCTGCCCGCCACAGAGCAGGCCGGGATGATCGACGCCAGCGGCGCGCTATCCACCACCGGCTATGCCCGGGTGCGCAATGCTGTGCTGGCCAAGGCCTACGGTGATTCGCCAGTGCTGGCCCGCATGACCGAGAGCATGGACGATAACCTGCGTAATGTGAGCAAGGCCCTGCTGCTGGCTGCACCCAAGGTGGCGCAGATGCGCGAGGCCGTGGGCGCCGGCAACCGCTTTGATGCCGACATCACGCCGGACCTGATGGGCGCTGTCGAGGAACTGTCCCGCCTGAAAGAGAAGGGCACATCCGTCGAGGATGCACTGGCCCAGGCTGGCATGTTTGGCGATGACCAGCCCCAAGAGGTCAAGGATCTGCTGCGCTTCCTGTCGGAGAACCTGCGCCGGCCGCGCAAGATTGCCGACTTCATCACCGCCTATATGGAAGCCCTGGATGCTGCCGGTGACCCGAACCAGGGCTCACTGCTGGGTGACGTGCAAGCGCCCACCAAGGGAGAACTTTTAACCGCTGCCAAAAGGAGCCAAGATGCTGCCGGACCAACCAACACCACGACTGCCACGGACACCCAGCGGGCAGACTCTGCAAAAAACCCGCAAGATGGTGTTGCGCCTCAAGGCCGACCAGAAAATGCGCAGAACGATCAAGGCGGCACTGGCCGCGATGGGTCTGCCCAAGGATCCGATACCCGACTCAGCCGCCAACGGAATAGCGCCCCTGTAGGCGAAGCCTCCGAGTGGGTTAACTTTCCCAAGGATTCCGGCACTATCGGCATTCCCCGCGCGGATATGCCCCAGATCAAAGGGGAGCATCGTGGCGCGCTGATTCAGTTCCTGCAAGCACGCGGCATCGAGCACAAGACCAAGGAAATCCCGGCCGCTGACTTGAAGCCCACGCAAGCTGAGTTCTCCACCAAGAAGGCCGCGCGCTGGAGTGAGGTGCGTGATGGTGTGGACCGTTCCGTGCTGGTGTCCAAAGATGGCCATATTCTGGATGGGCACCACCAGTGGGTGGCGGCGCTGGCCGCGAATGAGCCGGTCAAAGCCATCGTGTTGAACGCTCCGATTCGTGAGCTCATGGCCAACGTGTTCCAGTTCCCCAGCGTCAAGCAGTCAGGGGATTCTGCAAGTGCATCCGAGGCGGACGGCCGCGCTAAGCCGCGCGAGGACTTCAAGCAGGCTATGGCCGAGCTTGCTGACCTGGTGGCCGACAAGCTGGGCACTCGCGTGATGATGATGCCGTCCGGCGATCCCAAGATCATGGCCGTGCTGATCAAGCTGTTCGACTCTGCCATTCGCGTGGTGGGTACCGACTTGAAGGCCGCAACCAAGTGGGTGAAGGCGCAACTCAAGGGCATGCCCGAGACAAAGCCCTACTGGAACAAGATCACCGACAAGGACTATTCTGCTGCCGCCATGGCTGCGCTGGAGCAGCAAGCCACGGCGCATGTGGATGATCTATTCTCTGCTGCAGAAAAGAGCCAGGCCGATCTGTTCAGCAACGAGCCGGCCGCGCCCAAGGTGGCCATGATCGACGGCCGGGCCTATGACTACACCTTTAAGACCGGGGATAACTTCAACCCGCCAAGCGTCAGTGACTTCTTGCCAGATAAAGAAGTCAAATTGGCTGATGGCCTGGTGGCCAAATACTATTCCAATAAGCCAGAGGTCAAACTTGCGGCCGATATACTAGCGCGCGGTGAAAAGCTGATCCAGCCGTTCATTGACAAGGCCAATTTGGTCAAGTCGGAATATGACCAGAAGATTATCGACATTGCCACGCGTACCAAGGCTATCGGGCAATTGCTTGCTCCCATCAAGAGCACCAAACGTGCAGTTGAAAAAATGCACGATGATGCGATTGAGAAGAATCGAGAAATGCGCGCTGATGATGTGAAGGACTTGCTGCGCGCCACCATTGTCGTATCACGGTATGAGGACGCCCAGGCAGTCATCAATGAAATCGGCAAAGAATTCAAAATCCTGCGCACGAAAAATAGAACTGAAACCGACTTCATTCAAGCCAAGGCGGAAGGCCGCAAGGGTACCGGCGGATATTCTGATGTGTTGGTTAACGTACAAATGCTCGATGGCACAGTCGCTGAAATACAGGTCAATATTCCTGAAATGTTGGCTGCAAAAGAAGGCCCTGATAAGCAGGGCCAGGGTCACAAGCTATTTGAAGCAGCTAGGGAGCAAAAAACTACAAATCCTGCTCTGTATGCTGAGATTTATGAAGCCATGGAAGGCTTCTACGATGCTACGTTCTTGGCAGCCCAGTCGCGTGCATTGGATGCCGCAGCCAAAAATCCTTTGGGATCATCAGTAAACCCCAATGCACGCGATGGTAAGTCCTTGATGCCAGGGCAAGGTATCAATGAGTCCCCATCGTCGGACAGCTTGAACCAGGAACCATCTGGGAAACAGACAAAATCATCACCATCCGAGTCTCCGGAAAACTTGCAACCTGGGGGGAAAACTTCTGGAACTTTCATATCAAACTCCAATACAGATAGTGTAGCGAAAAAAACCGAAAACGGATATAGTCAGAGCAATCTTTTTGGGGAAAGCAATGGGAATGATACAGACGGTGGAACTGGCTCTCAAGGAAAAGGCGCCGGCGCTGTATCAGCAGCTGGCCGCAAGCGGGGCACTCAAGGCCCACGTGAGGGATCTAGCGGAGCAGATCAACGCGGAGACGGTACGCCTGGTGCAGGAGGACCGTCGCAAGAATCACTGGGACAAACTGGGACCGATGGAACTGGCGGGAAAACTGAAAATGTCGGACGCACTCAATCAAGAGCGCGCGATGGCGGACCTGCTGGAGTTCCCGCAGGACGAGACATCCCCGCAAAGTCTGGGCTAAATTACGAGTTTGGACCTGATGACCTGACCTATGAAGGTTCATGGGTAAAGAAGGCCGCGCAAAACGTCGACGCAGTTGAATTGCTGGTGAAGCTGGAGGCCGAAGGGCGCCAGGCTACCAAGGACGAGCAGACTGTGCTGGCCAAGTTCGTCGGTTGGGGATCATCCGAAGTGGCCAATGCCATCTTTGGTACGGCCGGCGACAAGAACGAGTCCAAGATCAAGGCCTTTAATCTGGCGAAGGCTGCGATTGAAAACAGCGCCAGCATCAGCTACAGCAACCCGAACTACTGGACCATCAAGGCCGTGCTGGATCAGGTTGGCCGGGCGCGCGTGCCATACCGATCTGACATCGATTCGGCATTCATCAGCCCCAAGAATTTCGGCCTGGAGTCCAGCGACATCAAGTATGGTGACCTGCGCGCACGCCTCAAGGCGGTAATGTCAAAAGATGAGTGGGCCGAGGCTTCGCGCTCTACCCAGTACGCGCACTACACCAGCCGCGCCATCGTCACCTCCATGTATAAGGCCCTGGATCGCATGGGTTTCAAGGGCGGCGCCATGCTGGAGCCAGGCGCTGGCATTGGGGTATTCCCCGGCCTGATGCCTGCAGCCATGGCGGCAAACACTGCCTATACCGGCATCGAGTTCGATTCGATCACTGGGCGCATCCTCAAGCAGCTGTTCCCCGATGAGCGCATCCTGGTCGAGTCCTTTGTGGATTCCAAGCTGCCCAAGAATTTCTATGATGTGGCCGTTGGTAACCCGCCGTTTTCCGGCACCCAGATCCTGGGTGATCCTGAATACCAGAAACACGCTTTCAACCTGCACGACTACTTCTTCGCCAAGTCCATTGATCGTGTGAAACCCGGTGGCCTGGTGGTCTATGTCACCAGCAAGGGCACCATGGACAAGCTGGGCGACAAGGCCCGCCAGTACCTGGCCGGCAAAGCGGATCTGGTGGGCGCCATCCGCCTGCCGCAAACCGCCTTCAAGCAAAACGCTGGTACCGAGGTAGTCACCGATGTGATCTTCCTTCGCAAGAAGGTACCCGGTGAAACCTTCGCGCATGCACAGGCCTGGCTCAAGACGGCCACAGTCAAGACGCCGGACGGCCCGGCCATCATCAACGAGTATTTCGCTGCTCACCCTGAAATGGTGCTTGGTACCCATGCGCTGCAGGGCTCCATGTATAAGGCCAACGAGTACACGGTGCTGCCGCTGCCTGGCGACATTGAAGAGCACTTCGCCAGAGCAGTGGAAAAGCTGCCGGCTGACATCTATGTGACCCAGCGCGGCACCAGCGCCGAAGCGGCCAAGGTCCGTGAAATCGACTTCAACCCCAAGGCCCAAAAGGAGGGTAACTACTACGTGTCCGATGCCGGCGTGCTGATGGTGCGTGAGGGCGGTGTGGGCATGCGCGCCGAGGACGTTGCAGCCAAGGATATGGAACTGGTTAAGGACTTTGTGCCACTGCGCGATGCCCTGAAACAGGCCCACTACGACCAGTTGAACAATGGCGAGTGGGAGCAGAGCATGGTCGCTCTGCAAAAGGCCTATGCCGCCTTCACCAAGAAGCACGGCCAGATCAACCAGTTCACCACCAAGATGGTCAAGACCACGGTGGTGGACGAGGAAACCGGCGAGAAATTTACCGACGAGGAAGCCCGGCGCACCCACACCCTGCTTTCCAAGATCAAGAACGACCCGGATTACACCCTGGTCATGGCGCTGGAAAACATCAACGACGATACCGGCGTGATCAGCCCCAGCGCGTTCCTGACCGAGCGCGTGTTGGGCAAGCAGGCCACGGCGCAGGTCAGCACCCCCACGGATGCGCTGCTGTCGGTACTGAATGACGTGGGCCATGTGGATATGGCGGCAATCGCCCAGCGGCTCAATGTGTCAGAACAGGATGCCATCAGCGCCCTGGGTTCCTCCGTCTACCAAGACCCAGAGGGCGAGTGGGTGACGGCTGACGAATACCAGAGCGGCAACGTCAAGCGCAAGCTGGAGATTGCCCGCTCCGTTGCCAAGTCCGACAAGGCCTTCGAGCGCAATGTCACTGCCTTGGAGGCGGTACAGCCAGAAGCCAAGACCCCGAGCCAGATCAATGCCAGCCTGGGCATGAACTGGATTCCCGGCCAGGTGTATGCCGACTTCCTGCAAGAGGTCACCGGCGTGCGCGCGCGGGTGGAATGGAATGCCCGCACCAAGCAGTGGATTGTGGAAGAGAAGGCCGGTGGCGCCACGATGCAAGCCCGGGCAGATTGGGGTACAGACCGCCGCAATGCGACATCCCTGCTGGAGCATGCGCTGACTGGGCGCAAGGTACGCATCGATTCGCGCGCTGGCAAGGACGAGGCGCCCAAGTTCGACCCGGCCGCAACCGAGGCGGCAAATGCCAAGCTGGTCGCTCTGCAAAACGAATTCCAACAGTGGATCTGGAAAGACCCAGAGCGCACCAATACCCTGGTGCGGGAGTTCAACGACAAGTTCAACACCACGGTACCGCGCTCATTCGATGGCACGCACCTGACGCTGCCGGGTACCTCCAAACGCTGGAGCGTGTTCGATCACGTTAAGCGCGGCGCCTGGCGTATCGTGGCGCGCGGCAATACCTACCTGGCACACGCAGTGGGCTCCGGCAAGACGTTCCAAATGGTGATTTCCGCCATGGAGCAAAAGCGCCTAGGCTTGATCAAGAAGCCCATGATGGTGGTGCCAAACCACATGCTGCAGCAGTTTGCCCGCGAGTGGCAGGATCTGTACCCGGCCGCGCGCCTGATGGTGGCTGACGAAAACAACTTCCACACCGACAACCGCCGCCGCTTCGTGTCGCGCGTGGCGCTGTCTGACCTGGACGGCGTGATCATCACCCAGTCGGCATTCAAGCTGCTGGACCTGGACCCCGAGTTCAAGCAACGCATGATTCAGGAGCAACTTGACTTCATGCGTGCGGCGCTGGTTGAGGCTGGCGGAAACCCGGACACCCCGGGCAAGAACGGCCGCGAACCCCGCATCAAGCAGATCGAGAAGCAGATCGAGAACATGGAACAAAAGCTCGAAGCGGCCATGTCGTCGGTGGGCAAGGACAAGAATGCCCGCTTTGACGAGTTGGGTGTGGACATGCTCTATGTGGACGAGGCCCACAACTACCGCAAGCTGGATTTCACGACAAACCGCGAAGTCAAGGGCATCACCCCTGCAGGCTCCGGCCAGGCCTTTGACCTCTTCATGAAGTCGCGGTACCTGGAAGAAAAGACGCCGGGCCGCTCCCTGGTGATGGCCTCCGGCACACCGGTTACCAATACCGTAGCCGAGCTCTACACCGTGCAGAAATTCATGGACCGCCAGGCCCTAATCGACCGTGGAATGGAGGACTTCGATAGCTGGGCGGCAATGTTCGGCCGTGAGAAAACCACGCTGGAGCCCAACGCCGCAGGAAAATACGAGCCGGTTACCCGGTTCTCCAAGTTCGTCAACGTGCCCGAGCTCACGCAAATGTTCCGTGAGTATGCGGACGTGCTGAATTCTGACCACCTGGCAGCACTCCTGGGCGACAAGCGCCCCAAGGTGGATGGTGGATCGCGCAAGATCACCATCACACCCAAGACGGACGACTACGCTGAATACCAGGATGTGCTGTCTGAGCGTGTAGCCCAGTCCAAGGCCTGGAAGCCTTCGCCAGACCAGCCAAACAACCCAGACCCCATCATCAAGATCATTGGCGATGGCCGGCTGGCAGCAATCGATATGCGCTTCATTGATCCGAGCCTGAAAAATGACCCGGACTCAAAGCTGAACCGCATGATTGATGACGTGATCAAGTCCTACAAGGACACGTCGAGCATGGAGTACACCGACAAGGCCGGCAACCCAGAGCCCAACAAGGGCGCATCCATGATGGTGTTCTCTGACCTGGGTTTCGGCGCTGGTGTGGCGGCAAGCCGTGGCTTCAATGCCCGGGCCTGGTTCGAGAAGCGTATGCGTGATTCAGGCGTGCCCATGGCGCAAGTAGCGTTCATGTCCGATTACAAGAAGTCGGCCGACAAGCTCAAGCTGTTCAAGGATGTGAATGCCGGGCGCATGCGTATCCTGGTTGGCTCCAGCAAGAACATGGGCACCGGTGTGAACGCGCAACAGCGCCTCAAGTCCCTGTTCCACCTGGATAGCCCATGGTACCCGGCTGACCTGGAGCAGCGCGAGGGCCGCATCATCCGCCAGGGCAACAAGAACCCCTTGGTGCAGATTTACGCCTACGCTGCAAAGGGCACGTATGACGAGAATATGTGGAAGATGCTGGCCAGCAAGCAGTATTTCATTGACCAGGCCCTGAGCGGTGATGCGAACCTGCGAGAGATTGAGGATCTGGACTCCATGAGCCAGTACGACCTTGCTGCCGCCATGATCGCCGATGACCCCCGTATCCTGCAGTTAGCCGGCGCCCGGGCTGACATCGAGAAGATGCAGCGCCTGTATCAGGCCCATGAGCAGCAGCGCATGAAGTTCCTGGAGCAGTCGCGTAACGCTACATCCACGATTGCCTATGCCGAGCACCAGCTGGTGAAGGCCACGGCGGATGCCGGCCTGGTGCAGGATCTGTCCGGCGACAAGTTCACGGCCAAGGCTGGCAAGAAGGCCTACACCGTGCGTTCAGACTGGGCGCAGGCCCTGATCGACCGTTACAAGGAACTGGCTGCAAGGGTTGAAACCCAGACCCAGACCATTGGCCAGATTTCAGGTTTCAATGTGGCATTCAAGGCTGAGAATGTAGCCGGCCAATACCTGGCCCAGATCATGCTGGAAACACCTGAGCAGCTGGTACTGGCATGGGAAGGTGGCGTAAGCCCCGTTGGTATGTCAATGCGGGCAACCAACGCACTGGCGGCTATGGCTACTTTGCCTTATAAGCTGCGTGATCGCATTGTCGAGGCCCGGGCCCTGGTGGATGCCCTTGGTACCCGCTTGCAAACCCCGTTCCCCATGGCGCAGATGCTGGCAGAGAAGGTGCGCGAGGCTTCTGACCTGGAAGCCCAGATCGCCGCCGATAGCAAGGCCAAGGATGCGGCCAAAGCTGCTGAATCCCCGGCGGAAGGTGAAACCAAGCTGTCCCGTGGGACTGGTGGCGGCATGGACGTATCAATCCTGGCTGCGCTGGCCACCAAGATCAAGAAGGCCATGCCAAATATGCCCATGGTGCACGTGCTGGAATCGCCAGCAAAGGCACCCAAGGCCCTGCGTGACTACATCGAAAAGCAGGGCGCCATGGCTGATGTGGAGGGCGCTTACCATGATGGTGAGCTCTACCTGTTCGCCTCCGGCCTGTCGGATGCGCTGCGTGCTGAGCACGTACTGGCCGAGCATGAGGCCGCTCACTTCGGCCTGCGCTCAATGCTGGGTGACTCCCTCAAGACCACCATGCTCATGGTCTACAACAACAACACCTATATCCGGCAGCTGGCAACCGAGTTGCAAAAGCGCGGCAAGCTGTCCAATGCTGAAGCTACGGAAGAGGCGATTGTAGACATTCCCACTTCGCGCCTGATCAAGCTCCAAGGCTGGCGCAAGCTGGTACATGGCGTGCACGCATGGCTTGGTGCCTATGGATTCGAGAACATGGCGCGCAAGGTGGGCGACTGGCTCAACGGATCCCTGGATGACCAGCAGCGTGCGGATTTGTTCGTGGCGAACCTGGTGACGGCGGCACGCCGGCACGTGGCCGGCAAGAATCAGGGCAAGTTTGATACGCAGTCCGGCACCATGCTGGCAAGCTCCATGGCCGATGATGCCATGCAGCAAGAGAAATGGCTGATGACCGAGGCGCGCGCCCGGGGATTCAAGGACATCGACCAGTTGGCCGAGCAGGACTACCCCTTGTTCGAGAAACTGGCCAAGCTGTGGCGCGAGAAGAATCCGGCCGATGAGGGTATCCTGATGTCGCGTGGGGTTAGCGCGCTGCGGCGTTGGGCTGGTAAGTCCAAGGTTGTGGATGCAAACGGAAATCCCCGGGTGATGTACCACGGCACAACGGCCGATATTTCCACCTTCAAAGAAGGTGCGCCAATTTACGTTGCTGATACCGGTGCTGCAGCCAGCGAATATGCCAAGCAATTCGGCTATGTGGAAAACGCTGATGCTGGTAATGGCGGAAACGTCATGCCGCTCTATGTCAAGGCTGAAAACCCATTCGATTACGAGTCTCCTGAAAATGTAGCCTGGCTGGTGTCCGCGCTCAAGGCATCCGACAAACTCAAGTCGGTACCAATCCAAGAGGATGAGGATTACTACCCAGTTTTTGACAGTGCACAAGAGGCACTCAAGGCCGGTGACCCCTACGCATACCGCAGTAAAGTGGTTCAGGATGCCATCGCCAAACGGTTTGATTCCTTCTACTCCGTTGCGCGCGGCGTGCGTAATCTGGCCGTGTTCTCCCCCACTCAAGTGAAAAGCGCCATTGGCAACAATGGAGCCTACGACCCAGCAAACCCGGACATCCGCATGTCGCGCCCGGGTACCGCCGCCCAGCGCGCGGACCAGATCATTCAGACCAATGCCAGCACCGCTAAGCCACTGGACGCAGTAGCGCGCATGCTGACCCGCGTTACCGGCCTGGAGCGCCTGACCGGCGCCATTTATAACCGTGCTGGCTACCTGCTGGACCGGTTCACCCCGGAAAACGTCAAGGCTGGCCTGGTGTCGGATTACGGCGTGCCCGAGTCGGTGATCGACCAACGCGCCATGATGCAGGGGCGCCAGCGCGTGCAGTTGCGCCAGGCCGGCGCCCTGATCGACAAGCTCTCTACCCTGACCCGGGCCGAGTCCCGCGTGGCCTACGCATGGATGAATGAAACCGAAGCCGGCCAGGCCGACTATTTCATGCAGCAGCTGCCGCCCGAGTCCGTCAAGATCCTGGAGGACGTGCGCCAGATGATCGACAAGCTCTCCCAGGAGGCCGTGCGCATGGGTCAACTTGGAGCCGATGTTTACGAAAAAACCAAGTTCGCATACCTGCGCCGGTCCTATGCCAAGTACACCATGGACCAGACCCCAGGCCAAAAGGCGGCGCGTGCGCGCGCAATCTCTGTGCTGGGTGACCAGTACAAGGGCCGAGGCCTGACTGAGGCTGCGACCATGAAGCAGATCCAGAACGTGGCGCCCGAGTGGTGGAAGCGCAAGCTGGCCAGCGGCAAAGCCGACAAGGGCCTCAAGGGCGAGAAGTTCATTCGCCTGGAGCGCCGTGCATCGAGCGGGCAGGGCGTCAACCCGCTGCCAGGTGTGGCCGGCAACAAGGCCCAGGGCCGGCTGCAGGAGGTGCACTACTTCCCAGCCGGTGAGGCGCTGCCTGCCAAGTATGCCGACTGGGACAAGGCCGGCACGTTCGAGGTGCGCGACACCCAGGGCGAGAAGGTTGTGCTCTGGCGCGACTTCACTAAGGACGAGCGCGAACAGATGGGCGAAATTGACGAGGCCCGCTTTGCCATTGCCAAGACGCTGCAGGGCATGATCCATGATGTGGAGGTGGGCCGCTACCTGGAATGGCTGGCACACAATCAGGCGCTCAAGGAAGGCCAGACTATCCCGGGCGCCGTGGTGGATGCATCCGACCGGTACCGCGACACCTTCAAGCCTGGCGAGTGGGTCAAGGTGCCCGATGCCAAGATCAGCGGCACCAGCGTGGCCAAATACGGCAAGCTGGCCGGCCGGTACGTCCCGGGCCCGGTGTGGAACGACCTGCGCCAGACAATGAATGGCCAGTTCAAACCATTCGGTGACACCTACGGAATGATCCTCTCTGCCTGGAAAACGGCCAAGACGGCGCTATCGCCCGCGGTGCACACCAACAACATCATGTCCAATTTCGTGATGGCCGACTGGCACGATGTCACTGCCGGCCACACAGCCAAGGCCTTGCGCATCCTCCTGGGTGCGCATGACCAGGGCGGCAAGGGCGTGCTGGGTACCATCGGAAACAAGGCCGCGGGCGTGATCGGCTCGGCCGACCGTGATGCAGCACGTGAGATTGTGAATCGGTACCTTGATTCTGGCGGTGACATTGGTTCGTGGGCAACAAACGAGATTTCCAAAAAGCAGATCGAGCCTTTGCTTGATGCCCTGGAAAAGGAACTTGCTGCAACCAACGGTCAATCTGTGCAGGCCCAGGTTGGTATCTTCCATGCGCTGCAGCATGCCCTGCAAATGCGTTTCCCCAGTGCCTGGGATTCCCTCAAGGGATCCACGACCGGCAAGGTCATTGGCACTGAGGCCAGCACCGTGATCGACCTCTACCAGTCAGAGGACGAGGTATTCCGCCTCGCTGCCTGGCTCAAGGCCAAGGAAGAGGGCAAGACCGATATGGAAGCGGGCAAGATCGCACGCCGGTCCTTCATGGACTACAGCATCAATGCACCCTGGGTGCAGGCCCTGCGCAACTCGGCGCTACCCTTCGTGAGCTATACATACCGCGCGGTACCCATGTTCATGGAGACTGCAGCCAAGAAGCCGCACAAGCTGCTCAAGCTGATGGCCATTGCCGGCGCCCTGAATGCCTTTGGCCTGATGATGGCCGGTGGTGGTGGGGACGACAAGGAGCGCAAGCTGCTGCCGGAAGAGAAGGCCGGCCGGGTGTGGGGCCTGGTACCAAAGATGATTCGCATGCCCTGGAATGACCCCAACGGGTCGCCGGTGTACCTCGACATCCGCCGCTTCATTCCAGTGGGTGACATCTTCGACATTGGGCAAGGGCACTCGGCCATCCCATTGCTGCCGTCCCTGACGCCTGGCGGGCCGCTGGCCATCCTGGCAGAACTGGCATTGAACAAGACCCAGTTCACAGGCAAGCCCATCACCCTGGACACCGATACCGGCCTGCAGCGGGCAACCAAGGTGCTGGACTACCTATACAAGGCATTCATGCCCAATCTGCTGGGCGTGCCCGGTACCTATGCGACCACTGGTGTGTTCGATGCAGCCAACGGAAAGACGGATGCCTTCGGGCGCCAGCAGTCGGTCGCCCAGGCCATGGCTTCAAGCTTTGGCGTGAAGCTGGGTAGTTACCCGGCTGACGTGCTGGCGCGTAACCTGCGCGGCGCGGCCCAGGCCCAGATCATGGAGATTGACCGCAACATTTCAGGCTTGAAGCGTCAGCGCCAAATGAATGGCATCAGCGCCAGCGAGTTCGATAGCAAGGTGCAAGTCGAGCAGGAAAAGAAGGCAAAGGTTATGAAGGATCTGGCGGAAAAAATGAACTGATTTGCAGACATGATCGCAGACACGATGCAGACGTTCAGTCAAAAATCATAGCACTGTAGCCATGGTGCCCGGGGCCGGAATCGAACCGGCACGGATTTCTCCGGGGGATTTTGAGTCCCAATGCGATTCCAAGCCAGTCGTGGGCTGCAGCCCGATTATGTCTGCATTTAGTTTGTACTTCCACCACTCTGGCTGGAAGGTAATGCAGACATCACCGAACGGCTTTCAACTTGGTCGCTTTGGTGCGGTAGTGCTTGGCTGTCAGTGCCTTGCTTGAGTGCTGCAGCAGGGCGCTGGCGGCATCCATATCGTCGGCCAGATCGGCGGCACGCTTACGGCTATCCCGCAGGTACATGGCCTTTATCTGGTCGGCTAGTGCTGGGTATGCCTTTGCAGCATCCTTGCGGGCCTTGTCGTAGCGAGTGCGCAACATGCTTGCGGACACGGTGCGTCCAGTCGGGGTTGTGAGTAGGGTCACGCATTCGGCCTGGCCACGGCGCGCCAGCAGCGCAGTAAGAACGGGTGATTCGCTTACCTCGAAGTAAGAAAATTTCCCCTTCTTGCTGGACTTGAACCGCAGCTTGCCATCTACTGGCATACGCACAGTGCGGGCGTCAGTCAGGCGCATGCCGGTCGTGGTGGCGATGTCCATGCAGTCCTTGAGGATCTGATCGCCGTGCTGGTAGACCGCATTGAACAGTTCGTCTGTGACCTCGAATTCGCGTTCGACTTCCGGATTTTTCCAGTCCTTCACCCCATTGGCTGGCCACTGCAATTCGGTCATCCCCTCCATGCGGGCATACGACCAGATGATTGACAGCACGGCCATTTCCCGGTTCCCCTGGGTTTTGGCGGTGCGCTTCTTGAGGTACTGGCGCATTGCTGGCAGGGTGATTTCATACCAGGCCTTTGTTCCGCACCATGCCTCAATTCGTGCCAGCTGCTTGGTGTACCCGCTGCGCGTTTCCGCGCTTTCGTATGTCGGCAGAACTTCGGCGCGCCATTGGTCGATGGCCTGCTGCACTCGGCCGATGGTCAAAGGCTTCTTGTTGTGCAGCAAGTCCCACTGCTCAAGGGCCCTTACATAGTCCCGGCCGAGGCTGATTTCCGGGCCGTGCGGGCGCTGGTCGTATGTCCACCAGGTCCACATCTGGCCAGACTTTCCTTTGCGCGTGTGCGTGCGCAGGCGAGGGTGCTTATTTGTCATTTCACTGAACCCCAATCGAATTCACCAGGGCCAACGACTGTACGCCCTTCAAGCCAATTTGTGGCGTGCCTGCTGGCAACAATTACCCGGGCCCCATCAACCCGGTGCGGTATGCCCTTTTCCTTGAGCCATTGTGCTTGCTTGCCCGGGCGGGCATATCCAGTCAGCGCATGCAGGTCTTGTGAAGATAGAAATTCACTCATAGATGCACCTCATATTGATTGCGCTTTTTCAGGTTTTCAGTCGCGGTGATTACTTGCAAATTTTGGTGAACATGGAGTCCGCTTACCAGTTTTCCATGCAGTGGGTAAATGTGGTCAACGTGGTGTTCAGTCCCTGTTGCCTTTGTTAGCTTCTGCGCCTCTGAGTAGATTCGCTTGATAGCTGTATGGTCTGCCCATGGCGGTGACTGGCGGGCCGTCGATGCTCTGCGCTTGGCTGAGTGGAAACGTACCAGTGCTGGCCGGTGGTCTGGCGGTAGTGGCATGGCTTGCCGTATCTGCTCTGCTGCCCGCTCCATTTCCTCCTTGCGCTGGCGTGTCTCTGCCTGCCATTTCCGAAGTGCTGGATTCATTACCCTGGGTGGCTTGTAATCATCGGTATTCATCATCCAACCCCTTGTGCTATCTGCTGCATGACGCGCCCATGTTGCTCCACAAGCGCGGCCTGCATAAAGTTTGGGTTGCTATCGCGCATGATGGTTTCGTAAAGGTCAAGCGCAGGCGGTAGCTCCTGCAGCGCCGGGCCATCCCATCCAAACTTCCCAGTGCGCAGGTACCGGTCTTTACACCGCCTAAGTGCATCCTGCGCAACCATGCAAATTTCCTCGCACAGTGGGTCTATGCTTTCCGCCCTGACCTTTGTTGTATTCAACGAAACCGCGAGTTCGTCAAAGTGGCTTATGCCTGCATTGCCGTTCTTGATAGCCTCAAAAGCCAGGCGGGCAGGCAGTGTCAACGTAATAACGTCCTGTTCGGTGAAGGGCTCGATGCGCGCCATCACCTTGTACATGGCCATTGGGTCGGCCTGGTAGCGGCGGCGTTTCATACCTTGTCTTTGTGCTCAGGGCACACCCAGGTGCGGATGCCATCAACACGCATGAGCATCCAGCCCTTGCCGCGTGGCTTCTTGCAGGCGCATACCGGGCAGTAGCGTGGTGGGTTTTCAGTCTTGGTTGTCATTGCTTGGCTCTTTGAGGTTTTGCGTCATCCATGAGGTCATTCCTGCGATGGTGGAGAACACCCATACTTGGCTTAAGTTCAGGTATTGGTTGTGCCCAACTATTTCCCGCACCATCCAGCCGTTGAAAGCCTTGATTACTTCAAAGTTATTTGGTACGTCGGTCATTTGAAATCATCCCCCTGGCGGTCAAGTTCCTGGATGGCGCGGCGTGCGTACACGGCCGCGTCGAGCAGTTCCTCATACTGGTGTTGCAGCCATTGGCGCAGGCTCAAAGGGTTATCTGCCACGCTACAGCCGTATTTGTTCAAGCCGTATTGCTGGCGCATGAGGATGTCGGCCACCACCTGGCGCTCAGTGTCTTGAGTGACGGTTTTCATGATGCAAGCCCTGTAGATCCACGATTCAGGCCGACGCACTGCGCGACCGGTGGTTTGTGCTCGGTGCGCTGTCCATTGTTCAGACTTGGCACCTTCGTTGCGTTTGCAGATCCGGCGCGCGGGCTGCTCATTGGTTCGGGTTTGAAGTGATTGGAGCTCACTGCACATTCCCCAGTAGCTTCGCTGTGCCTTCGAGGTTTTCAGCGGTACCGCGCAGCATACCGATGGCAACCACCGGGCCAAAGTTCTCGGATACGGCGCCGGCAATGAAGGCAATCATGCCGGCCATCATGCGCACCACCTGATCATCAGTTGCCTGCTTGGCTGCTTCGTTGATAGTCGGGCCCAGTGCATCCGCTGCAAGCTGGGCGCCCACTTCCTCCGGCGTACCGGTGTAATCTGTTTTTTGGTTCATAAAATATCCCTTTTCGGTTATTTCAAAACGGAATTCCATCATCAAAATCATCAAGCCCACCACTTGTAGGTGGTGGTGCTGCACGCATAGGTGCACGCGCTGCTGGGGCTGGCGCCGTACTGCGAGGCGCATCAGACTGTTGGCGCTGTCCTCCACTGTTGCCGTAGTTGCATCCGGTAATGAAGTCGATGTTGTTGACGCGCGCCGACATCTTGAAGCCTGGGGATCCATCGCGTTTCTTGAATTCCTCCATGCGCACATCCTCAAGCTGCACATCCCATGTCGTGCCCTTGAGTAGCCATTCCTCCATCCTGGGGCCGCGCTCACCCCACAGAGCGCAGTCAACCCATTGGGTAGGCTTCTTGCCGTCCTGGCCCTTCTTGCCGTAGTTGTAGGCCAGGCTGAGGGTGGTCACCTGGTCACCGGCTGCGGTGCTTCTAACCTCCGCATCGCGCCCGAGCATCATCGGGCCTTTCATCATCACTGCCATGATCAGAACTTCTTTCCACCGACATCGCGCCGGTTTTCGGGTTTATGGTCAGCACGCTGGCCGTTGTAGACCAGCTTTTCTGCGATGGCGCTGGCCACATCAAGGCCCAGTCCACCGCTCATATCAAAGATTCTGATAACGGCATCGGCCAATTCGACCTCCAGCATCGTGCGGTGTGGGAGCTTGTCGTCCATCAGCAGCTTGCGATGGCCTTCCATGGCCTCGCTAACTTCGGAGTGAACCAGGCACAGCAGTTCGCCCACGTTCTTGAGTGGCTGGATCTTCGGGTAACCCTTGCTAGTCAGATCAATACCCGTACCGAGCTCATTCCACCAGCCGTTTTGCTTGGCCTGGCCATGGCAAAAGAAGGTCAATTCAGCGCCAGCGTGTTCGATGGCAGAAAGATCAAGTTTCACGCTGCAGCCCTCAGTTTCTTGTCGGGGATGATCAGCCATACCCGGCCCTTACCGTCAGACTGGTAATGCTTGGTGGTGCGCACGACACCCTCCTTGCCGGTGCGCTTGAGCCAGGTATTCAGGGCATGCCCAATCTTCCCGGCATCCTCACTGGTGCATACCAGGCACTGCCCACTCTTCATCTTGGAGAACACACTTTCATACTTGTGCTCGGACGTGATGCGGGAAGTCTGGATTGGGTCGTTGGCAATGGTCAGCGACTCAGGATCAACAAAGCGCGCTGGCTTTTTCACCTGGGGGGCAAAGGGGCTTGCGCCTCTTGCGAATGCGGTCTTAATGTTAGTCATGATGTTTGAATGTTGGTGGGGGCTTGTTATGCTCGGCGTTCCCTCCGGCATACTTGTTTAAGGCGTCTTTTCGCCGCGCCCCCATTAATCGTTAAGGCGTACCCAGCAGCACCTGGTAGCCGGACTTCTCGCGCAGGATGGCGACATAGCCACTGAATGCATCATCGACGGCGCGCTCGTAGCGGTCCAGTTCAAACCAGAACTTTATTGAACCGGAGTGGAGGCGATACTTCAAACGGGCCTTGAGCTTGTAGCCTTCTCCGTTTTTGAAGATGCGCAGCCCAAGGTTGAATTCCTTTGGAATCTCCATAGCACCATTGGCACCAGCGCGGGCATCGATTGCTTCGGTGTACGAAAGCTGCACCTGTCCGTTTTGCAGGCGCTTGGCGCTGGCAAAGTTGATATCAGTCTTGGCCTGGATAGTAGTCGCCATTTCCAGCATGGCGGTAGCCGCTGGATCGGTGATGTCGGCCATGTTGTCCTCTACGAATTCCGCAAACTCAGTCTGCGTGAATTGGTGGTTGTTCTTGCCTACCCACTTGGCAAATTCAGGCGTGTACTCGGCTTTGAATTCGGCACGATGATCGCGCCATCCTTCGGTGAAGCGTTGGTCATTGAAAACGGCCGTGATCTTGCGGCTGTCCGGGTCCGCATAGATATAGCCATAGGGGATTGCCGTGCCGGCTGGGTTGTCTTGGTCCTTGCAATAGGCCATCAGGCTGTCCAAGTCCTTGAGCATTGCGGTACCGGACTTGCGGCGCGGTGCCGGCTGCATCTTCTCCACTGCACGGCTGATGTCCTCCAGCTTGAAGCCCTGGGGGACGATAGCGTGGAAATAGTCACCTTGTTCATGCACATCAACGCATGCGGCGGAAAGGGCCGTGATCATGCCGGTGAGTTGCATTACTTCGCCCATGGCAGATTTGCCGATTGGGCCGGGTTGTTGTTGGTCAAGTGCCATTTAGATTGCTTTCAGGTTTTGGATAACGCCATCGGCGTCGGGTTCGGTGAAGGTTGCGGCGAATGCCTCTTTAACCGGGTCGCGCAGGCCTCCGCGCTCATCGCCCGCGCTGCGTAGGTCAAGAGCATGCTGGCGAGGATGCTGGCGGGTGGGTTCGGCATCTTCGGTGAGCCAGAAGAAATCAGAAGGCTGCTCAGGTTTGGGCAATTCCAGCTTGCGGTCAGCGGTGATCGTCACCTTGTCCACGCTGTAACCGCCCTTGCTGGCGCTGGCAATCTTGATCTTGAGCGTCATGCTGCCGGTCTTGCCTGTCTGCTGGACCTGGGTGAAAAGCTCTTGTAGGTCGGCGGAGAGGCCTGCGTGGGTGGTCCCATCATTCAGGTCCACCAGGAATTGGTTAAAGGCTTTCATGGGGTAGGGTGTCCTTATTCTTCGTGTGGAACGTACTTGTCGAAGTTGGTGATCGGCTTGATGTGCTTGCCAAAAAACTTGCCAATAGATTCAGCCTTGATCATTTCCTTGAACGTCTTTTCTTCCACATTGGGGTAGTGGTAGACCGATTTGCCATGGTTGAAAGTAACGGCCAGAGTCTTGGTTTCTGGGTCGTAACCGACTTCCTTTACCTGCTTGGAAGTGACGCCGGTTAGCGAAATAACCGGTATCGGTTTTTTGGTGACGTGGTGAACGTACTTGCTGTGCATGGTTTACTCCTGGTTGGTTGGTTGGGGGAAAGGGTTAGGCGGCGCGTGCCGACATCGTGGACTTCTGGAATACGCGCACGCCGGGGAGGGCGGTATTCATGCCGGTGGCGCGCACCTGGTTGCGCAGCTTCACGCTATCGGCAATCACAAGGCTGATCAATTCAGGGTGTGCTGCAATATGAACAATCAAGGCATACAGGTCCACCACTTCAAAGTCAATGCTCTTGCTGGTGCTGATTCCGGAAACCTTGGCCGGCGCCTGCACGGTAGCGGGCATGCTGACCACAGCAGATGTGATGGCAGTTGCCTGGGCCTCTGCGGCTGCAGCCTCTGCAACTTCGGCTTGCTTGGCGGCTTCTGCATTGGCAATAGCTGCGGCCTCTGCATCACCCTTTGCTGCAGCCTCCTGGGCGGCGCGTTGGGCCTCTTCCGCAGCATGGGCAGCAGCGCGTGCAGCTTCTTCCTGTTTGCGCTGTTCTGCGGCCAGGCGTTCACGCTCCTGGCGTGCCAGTTCCTCAGCCTTGCGGCGGGCAATCTCGGCCAGGCGCTGCTGCTCCTGGGTGTACGTCAGCATCGCGCCCTTGAGCTTGACTTCGGCCTGATCCAAATAGCTGGCGGGCTGGCGGAACAGATCATTGATGGCGCGAATGGCCTGATTTAGCGGGCCGGTGATGCTGGTACGGGTTTCTTCAACCTTCTTTTGCAGGCCCTTGACGCCACGCAGATCATCGCCAGCAGCTTCAAGCATTTCATCACTGTCGATGGTGAAGTCAGCGGCGTTTGCCAGGGCGCGCTGGGCCTGGCCAGTGAACACAATGGCGCTGGATGCGTCATAGGCCAGTTGGCCCTGGGTTTGAACAGTTTCAGACATTAGGTTTTTTCCTTGAAATTGAGGGTGATGTTGTGGCGGCTGCAAAAGCCGCTGAGGGTTATCAGGCTGGCAAAGGTTGCCCAGTCCAGAGGCGAGGTGTAGGCCTTGAGCTCGTACCCGCTGGGGAACAGGCGCACGGCATAGCGTTTGATGCTCCTGGCAACCACTGGCACGTGGGCCTGGGCATACGCGGCGGTCTGTGGACCGGTAGATGGGAACAGCTTGGAGCCGCTCTTGATGTCGACAATGGCCCGCTCACCGTCCACCAGGCCAAAGCGGTCCAGTGTTCCGGCATAGCCCATGGCCTTGTCGTAGACCCGTAGCTCAATGCCTTCCCACTTGCTGCACTGGTGTTCTTGGCAGAACAAAATCCAGCCTTGAAGGTAGGGCTCAAGCTCTGGGTCCAGTGCGTCATGGTCCAGCGTGCCCAAGTCCCACAATTCACAAGCAGAATGAACTGCTGTGCCAAAGTCCTGCGCAGCGCGCAACACCTCGGGGTCCACAAAGTCAAAATTGCTGAGTGGTTGCAGGATCTGAGTAACCGATGGCACTACCTTCGTGCCATCCCGGTACTCGTGCTTGACTGGATCGAAGGTCAACATTTACGCGGCCTTTGGTAGTTGGTCCTTGAGCGCAACAAAGCCATCTTTTGTCAGTCCGTCCAGATCGGGCGCCAGGCCAGTGAGGCCGGCGCGGTCGATCAGATCCAGAATGTCCAGATTGTTGTTGCGTGCCCGGTTCAGGATCAGCTTGCGCTCTCCGTCAGTTGCCATGGCGCCGGCCGGGTATTCAACGGGCGGCTTCTTTTGTTCTGCTTCAACTCCCTGAATAGGCGCACCTGTTGGCTTATTTGCGGACTCTTCCTGTGCAGCACGTGCCACCGGCATGGAGACTTGTGGCTTGCGGCTGTTGGTAATCTCTCCAGTGTCTTGGTCAATCGATTCATTGCTGACCGTCACAAAGTCGCCTTCGATGATTGCGCTTTGTCCGGCTTCTGCCGCATGCGACACCGTGATAGCGTTTGCGAGTTCTATGCTGGATGGCATGTATTTCAGGACTTGGAGCAGCGCAACCTTGCGTGCATACATTTCAAAGTTGCTATCGCTGGCCAGTGCGTAATGACGCCCGCCCACCTTGTTGTACTGGTTCAGGTGCTTGGTCACTTTGCCGCGTGTCCAGACTTCAATAACAGGCATCTGTGCATCCTTGACGCGGCCAATGGCGTAAACGTGCGTGAAGTCTCCTTCGCTATCACCCGGTTTATGGCGGCAAAAAGGTGCATCACCTAGCTGGTAATCGAATTCGTCACCTGCATAAACGGCGCCGGTCCAAACTGTTGCACGACCGGCGCGCGATACCAGGTCTACCAAGCCCTTCCAGCCAGGCACAAAGGTGCATGTGTCTTTGTAGGGGATCAAATAGCCCTGGCCATTTATGCCAGGCTCCAGGCCTAGCTGGGTAGCAGTCATCAGGCTGGCCAATATGCTGTCGGTACGGCAATTCTGCAAAGCCTTAGTGGTGCTGAATGCCGTGAGCGCCAGGCGGGCCATGCGGTCTGCACTCATGTGTTTTGGAAGAGCCAGCGCCATCTGTGGCTTCATGCGTTCGAGCACCTTCGAGAAGGCCGCGACTGGCGATTGGGTTGCGACTGCTTGGGACATTTAGGGTTTTCTCCTTGGGTGGTTGGTAATTGGTTAGGCCGCGGCCGTTTGAAGCACGCGAACCGTGTCGGTGTTTTTGAGTGCAAGGGACCATGTATCGTTGTTGGCGCGCAAGATGGTCCAGCCGTCTGCACTCATTGGCTCGGCCTCTTCGATAACGACATCCCAACGGGGTGTGTCAAAGATCACCGTGTTGCCTGGCTTGACGTTGATTGCCTGGGTTGATTTGAAAGAGCGGTTCATGCTGATGCCTCTTTGCTAAATTGAATGTAAAAAGTTGGTCCCCATGCCGCGTTGGCATTAATTGGGCTGCACACAATCCCTGCCTCGGTGAGGATCTGGCGTGCTGCCATAAGGGGCTCTATTTCTTTGCTGTCGGCCTTGTTGAATACCTGACCACCGGCAAACCGAGCAAACCCGCTTGACTTGACTCCCACGGATTCAATACGGCCTTTGAGCGCCGCGTTTGCTTTCCTGCTCAGGGCTGAACCTAAGTTGCTGCGCGCGCCGATCACGCCATCACCTCTTCGAGGCTGTAGGCTTCTTCCTGCTTGATTTCGTAGCCCAGTTGGGCCGCCATGGTGATTACAAATTCCGAGAGGGTTTTGGTTCCGGCGATCTGCGCGAAGAGCTTTGCTTGCGCATTGACCGGATAGATGACTTGCTTGCCGTAGTTGTTGACCAACTTCACGACAATCACTTTTTCCTTGAGTACCTGTGCCATTTTTCACTCCTGTTTAATTCCTGACCACATCTGTATTATGAACCGTAAACGGATAACAAACAATCCCCTAACGGTTATTTTTTTGCGTTCCTCCTGCTGCGATTGCAGCGTAGATCAGCTTGAACCCAGACGCACGGCAGTATTCGATCTTGCGCAGTGGCATGGCCGTTATCACGGGTTCATCCATTTCATTGAAGTACCCAACTAGCTCATACCGTGCAGCATCACGTTGCGCCGCCTCAAGCTCTACAGCCTGTGATCGAATTAGAGTGGCAGCTTCAGCACAGTGGCTGTACCCGAAAAATCCCTCAAGCTCTTGAGCAAGCTCAAAGGCTTTTCTGCTTTCCATCACCATCCTCCTTGATGCGGGTTGTAGGCGCTCAGGTACTTCTCGCACCAGGCACCAACGGCCTGCCAAACTCTGAGGGCCAATTCGATCATGTTGGGACTCCTGTAGCTTTGGCGATTGCGGAGTCCACACGATCAACTGCAACAATGTATTCGTGCGTCCAATAGTCGCGTGACAGCCCATCGCTGCACTCACTGTCTCCAATCCATCGGCGCGCCTCTTTCAATGCCTCCAGCAAATCAGGCGCGGCGGAAATCAGTCGGGCATTGCTTGGCTTGTAGTCTGTTGTGATGCCATCCTGATGTGAACAAGATGGGTGGACGGTTGCAACGATGCATTCGTCAGCATCCAATATGTCCTCACCTAAGGCTTCTATTAACCATGGACCGCGCATGTGCGCGCCGATCACTTCGGACCCCAGATCAGAATGGCCAGGCACAGCACGCCAGTGATGCCACTACCCCACATCACAAAGCGGTCCTGCCAGTCAAAGGGTGGGTCTACCTCTTCGGCAATCGACTGGCCAATCCTGACCTGCACATCATCATCCGCCTTGCGGTAAACACTCCACTCCCCGCCGCGAGCATAAAAGCCCACATAGCCGGTCCTGGTACGCGTGGTCTGGCCCACGTCCATGATGAAGTCGGGTTCATCGAAAACAATCACATCGCCGGGGCGTACCTCTTCGGCGCGGATGGTGCAAAGTTGGCTCATAAAATATCCTTTATCGGTTATTGGTGGACGTGACTTAGGCCCTGGCCTGCTCTGCAACAGCCTGGCGTGCCAGCTTGGCGAAGTCCTCGTCTGCTGCGCGGTACCACGACAGCAGGTTGGCAAGTTCGTTTCTCAATCCCTGCTCACCAAAGCCACTGCGCGCGGCCACATCGATCTTGGAAATGAGGATCTTGGCTAAGCCAAGCCGGGTGTCTGCTGTCGCCAGGGCGGCGCGGGTTTCAACGGTGTCTAAGCTCATGGGGTTCTCCTTGTTAATCACACTGGCAAGGCCGGAGCCTTGACGCTGTAATTAATTCAGGCCGTAGGCTGCGGCAAAGGCTGCTTGGCTTGTGAAGGCCTCACGCATCACCGGAATTTTGAAATCATCAGAGCTGCTGCGAATACTGATCACGCCATTGCGAACAGTGACATCAAAGTTTTCTGCATCAATGGAAGAGGCTGTCGCCCCCACGTTATTGAGAGCACACATCGCGCTGTAAACGGCTTCTGCTTGGGCTTGGTTCAAAATCATGGTGTTCTCCTTAGGAAATCTGAGCGGTGTAGTAGCTATCGGGGAAGTCGTAGAAGATCGTTGGCTTTGAATCTTCATTACTCACATCCGCCACAATCCGGCCGGAGGAAAGCAACTCGGTAAGGGCTGCATCAAACATCGCCTGGCTGTAGGGCACTGCTTGTGTCTTGCATTCCCTCCGAAGGTCTCCCATGTCTTGCGGGCCACTCGATTCCATCATGTCGATGATGCAGACCTTGCAGGGATAGCCCTTACGGATCGTGTAAGTTGCTTGGTCAATGTAGTAGCTGCTCATGTCCTCACCCTCCGCTGCACGCTGATCAATTTCACGCTGGGCTGCATCAATGTTGAATTGCTTTTCCATTTTTCACTCCTGTTTAATTCCTGACACGGTTTATTATAAAACCTAAAACGGTTATTGCGCAAGCCGTTTCAGGTTATTCGCAGGGGCAACGAAAAAAACTAGGCGCTACGTACCAGCTTTACAACAGGCTCGGACGGACGGAGTTGGGATTGGATGCGGGTGATGACTGCGTGGAGCTCACCGAGGAACACTTGCGCGTGCTCTTCCTCTATGCACACACCCTGAGTGATGATGTGGCCGCTGGCCGTTATGCTCAGATTGAGCGTTGCGACTGGTTTGGTATCTGCAATGGCTTGGTCGATATGCCACTGCTTGATTTTGTTGATGCGCTCCAGACTTGGGCCCGGCTCTTTATTTAGTAGCGCCACTCGCGCGCTTTGCTGACGTTGCGATTCCTTTTTTGCCATGGCTCTCTTCCGCGTTGATCCCTGCACGGTCCCCAGGCTTGCGTGCCGATGCCTTCTTTACTGCTGCGGACAAGGAAGCGGGGACCGGCTGCTCTGAGTTGACCAATATTTGTCGCGCTGTCCCATCTTGCCGGTTTTTGCGGGTTTCCGCTGATACCGATATGAACGACATCGCTCGGTGTTGATCTTCGTCAGTTAGCTTGCGCCACGCAAGTATCAACTGCTGCTCATCGTAATTTGGTGCGATGTGGATCTGTTGCTCATCGTTCCCAAGCGGCTTGATCAGATCCAGCGGCTTAACTCGGTAGGCATCAGCCAGCTTTTGCAAGACATCGAGCGCGGTGTGCACTTCGCGTGCCAGGATGCGCTGGATAGTTGACTGCGAAAGCCCTGTTTTTTTGTGGATCTTTGTCTGGGTGTCAAGGTCAGGCCGCTGATCCATCAAGGATCTCAGGCGCAACGCCAGGATGTCTTTTAGTTCCATGATGGTGTATTCGGTACGCAATAAGCGAGGTTTCGAGTATTCCATAAACGGTTATTTCTTTGCGGTTGCTAAAATAACCGATATCGGTTTATGATCAAGGCATGCGAAAAGAAACCGTTTCCCAATACCTGTTGCGCCGTCTAGATGCCTCGTCCGGCATGCACTCCCGCATTGCCATGGAGGCAGGGATTTCCCAGGCAACGATTTCACGGATCTACCTGCGCAAAGTCTCGCCCAGGTTGAACATTGCCGAGCCTCTGTTGGCCTGGTTTGAGAAGCAGGACCGCAAAGCCGAGCGGAAAAAGTCAGCATCCGGCGTCTCCGGTAGCGCAAATGCTGATCGCGGTCGTGCTGCCACTGCTGCAGCCGCGCCCCTCCGTCAATAGGCCGAATAGGGCCACGACTATGACTGTCACCTGCGCAATCTCCCAAAGTGTTTTGCCAGTGAACGGGATTCCCTTTTGTCGTGCGCCGGCTACGAATAGGCATGCCGCACCCCAGGCAACCAAGCTGAATTGACCCCAAGCCCAATCGAACACGAAAGCACTCCCCATGGCTGAAAACCACACGATGTTAAGTCGCTCCGGCAATACCGGTGACGGAAAGAAAACGGCGCGGCTGGATATTCCAGTGAGCGAAGAGCTTGAGGCTGAGGTGATTTCCTTGGCAACCATTGCCAATCTTCCCAAAGCAGAGTGGGTGCGCAGGCAGATCGAGCGGATTGTGCATGGTGAGCTTGGCATGCTCCGAAGGATGCACGCTCAGGGCTCAAAAGGCCATGGGATGAATGGGGGAGGTTCATCCAATGAGAGCCAATCATGACGATGGATTGGACTGTGCATTGCCTGCTGACACAGCCGGGGTCTCTCAATCTGCAAATTCCTCGGTACAACCCGCGACCTGCCGGCGTTATCCGTCCTGGAAGCTCTACCGAGCGCGTGCTGGCCATCTTCAAGGCCAATCCAAAACTGTGGCTTTCGCATGCAAACCTGGCCTGGTACACCGGCCTGAGCCACAAGCCTATGAGTTGGGCGCTGATCTACCTGCAGCGCCAGGGATTGATCGAAGCATCCACTGGAGACGACGAGCGCAACTCGCGCTACTGCCGGTATCGATTCATCTTGAAATAGGAGTGCACCCATGAACCAGCTTGCCTTTGACCTGTCGCCTCGGACCATGGCTTACCAGGCCCATTCACGCACCAGCAAGGTTGCCGCCTTCAATGCGCAACCAAAGGTCGGTACCAAGCGCGCCATTCTGCTGGACTTCATCCAGCGCCAGCGCCACCTGGGCGCTACGGACGAGGAAATGCAGAGCAGCCTACCCATGAACCCCAACACGCAGCGCCCGCGCCGTGTGGAGCTCGTTCAGGGGCATTGGGTGGTCGATAGCGGGCGCACACGCAAGACCATGGGCGGCGATGAGGCCGTGGTCTGGGTATCGACTGAGTTCAAGTGATGTTTTTTGGACCGGCTAGGTTGATCCCCGAAAAGCAGATTCACCACCTGCCTGCCGCAATCCTTTGCAATCTTCGGTGAATTGACTGGTGAACAAAATAAATGACTTCACAAGATAAACCTGCTGCGCCATACCCACCGGATACCCGGGCCAAGGGCTGGCGCTTTGAGCTTGATCACGAACGGATCATGCAGTCTGACACCTGGGCACTGACACCCGCAGACGTGCGCCCATGGCTCTTGATGATCTGGATGGTGGCCTGGCAGCAAACACCCTGCGGATCGCTCCCTGATCACGACGAGCTCATTGCTGCGCGCATTGGCATGGGCCTGGTCGACTTCAAGGCTAAGCGCCAGTGGCTTATGCGTGGCTGGCGGACGGCTGATGATGGCCGTCTGTACCACGATGTGATCATCTTGCGCGTGCAGGAAATGATGACCAAGCGCAAGAGCGAAACAGACCGCAAAGCACTGGCCAGGTCACGTGCAAAAGCTGCCCAGCAGGCCCCACAAATTCACACTGAACCGGACTTTGATCCTGATTTAGATGATGAATATGTCCCGCATATGTCCCATGGGACACCCGAAGGAATACCAGGACTGTCCGAGGGTGTCCGGACACCAGTACCAGTACCAGTACCAGTACCAGTACCAGTTATTACTAAAGAACAGTGTGTGGGTATTCCCGCACCGACACACACTATTCCGGACAGTTTTAAGACTGAAATCCAGAAAACCCGGCCGGACCTGGACCCGGACACGGTGTACGGAGTGTTCGTCCAAAAGACAAATCCACGTGACCAGACCATCGCCGTGTGGAAGTCCTGGATCGCCAGGGAACGCGCACCAGCCAAGGTCACCGTGAACCCATCGGACCCGCTTTCAGACCCTGACAGCCGCGCCAGCATCGAAGCCAAGGGCATTGCCAAGGGCATCGGCAAGTGGAGCGAAACCACCGAGCAGTGGCCTGCGTACAAGGCCCGCGTGCTCGGAATACCGCCAGCGCCACCAGCAAACCGCTCATCATGGAATCAAAAACTCGCACAGAAAGGGACTGCTCATGCTGCGCAATAGCCCGGGATTTCAATGCCTACCGGATGTTCACCCCGAACTGCATCTACTGCGGAGCCCGGCTAATTCAGCTTTTGGGCACCCTACCCATTACGCCCAGAGAATGCAGCGCGAGGCGGACTGCTGTTCTGTTGGACTGGCTGAAATTCGGGCACGACGAGCAGACTATCCGCAAGCTGGTCAAAGGCCCGGTAGCCATTGGCCCGGAAAAGGCCAAGGAGTCAGAGCCCCAGTCTCGGACGAAACGCCGTTGAGCCTGGATGAGGTTGAGCACGGAATGTGGCGGGGTGACCTATGACCCTTCGCATGACCGCACGCGAGTTCGCGGATAGCCCCGTATCGCGCCGATTGACCCGGGACCAGGCCTATGCCGTTCGCACCGAGAAAAAGTCCAAGAGCAAATACGGAAATCAAAAGGTCGATACGGCTGATGGCCTGACATTCGATTCAAAAGCCGAGTACCGCCGCTGGGTGGAGCTGAACTTCCTGCTCAAGGCCAAGGAAATCACCGACCTGCAGCGCCAGGTACCGTTCGTCCTTGTGCCCGCCCAGGTTTCCCCGGACGGTACCAAGCTGCGCGGCATCACCTACGTGGCCGACTTCACCTACCGCGATACCTGCGGCCAGCTGGTGGTCGAGGATCCGAAGGGCGCCAGCACGGCCGAGTGGGTTTTGAAGAAGAAGCTGATGCTGTTTGTGCATGGGATCTGGGTTCGTGAGATTCGTACCTAACCATGGCTAAACCCGGTGAGCTCACGCCAAAGCAGGCCGCATTCGTGCGTGAGTTCCTGATCGACCGCAATGGCACGCAGGCCGCTATCCGCGCTGGGTACAGTCCCAAGACGGCAAAGGTCATTGCTACTGAAAACTTAACCAAACCTGCCATATCGGAAAAGGTCAGGTTGGCAACCCAGGTTGTTGCCACCAAGACCGAGACAGATGCCGAATGGGTACGCCGGCGCCTCAAGGAAGAGGCCGACGATTTCTCCGAGTTCGCCAGCCACAGCGCACGCATCAAAGCCATTGAACTGATCGGCAAGATCAACGGCGTATTCGAGAAGGACAACGAGCAGAAAGCCACGCCACTGGTTCAGCTGGCGCTGATCCTGCGCCCCAACATTGCCGGACCTGGCACCTTTGCGATACCCGAAGATGACTGACGAAAAGAAAGCCCTGGCCGAGATTGCCGAAAAGCTCAATGACCGGGTGTGGCGGCTCACCTCAGGCAAGTTGTACCAGATCATCGTCAAGGGCGATGATGGTAGTGATGATGGCTTGGTGCTGCCCTTCATCCCCAATCGCGCCCAGCGCCGGTTCCTGGCCCGCCTGCACAATCGAAACGTGATACTCAAGGCCCGGCAATTGGGGTTCACCACTCTGGCCTCAATCCTTTGGCTGGACACGGCGCTGTTCTCCCAGGATCCAATCCGGTGCGGCATCATTGCCCAGGACAAGGAAACGGCCGAGTCCATATTCTGCGACAAAGTGAAGTTCGCATACGACCGACTGCCAGACTTCGTTCGTGAAATGTTCCCGCTTGAGCGCGAGAGCATGAAAGAACTGGTGTTCGCCCACAACAAATCCAGCATCCGCGTGGCAACCAGTGTGCGCGGCGGCACCATCCACCGGCTGCATATCTCCGAGTTCGGCAAGATCTGCGCCAAGTTCCCCGACAAGGCCAAGGAGGTGGTGACCGGATCCATTCCGGCCGTGCCCAAGTCCGGCATGCTGATCATCGAGTCCACTGCTGAGGGCCAAGAGGGCGAGTTCTACAAGATCAGCCAGCGCGCGCAGTCCTTGTTTGAAAAGAATGCGGTGCTCAACGAGAAGGACTACCGGTTTCACTTCTTCGCTTGGTGGGAGGCACCAGAGTACGAAATGGACCCTGATAGCGTGGTGTTCACAGAAGCCTATGCCCTGTACTTCACCGACTTGGAGGGCAAGATCGGGCGCCCCATCAGCATGGAAAAGCGCGCCTGGTACGTGTCGACCTGCGAATCTGACTTCTCAGGTGACCAGACCGCGATGTGGCAGGAGTACCCCAGCACGCCAAAGGAGGCGTTTCAGGTGTCCACCGAGGGCTGCTACTACTCCCAGCAATTGGCCCTGGCGCGCAAGCAGGGCAGGGTGCATAAGACCATTCCCATGGAGTCCACGCCGGTCAACACCTTCTGGGACTTGGGCAAAGGCGATATGACCACGGTGTGGTTTCACCAGCGCATCTTTCACGAAAACCGGTTCATTCGGTACTACGAGGCAAGCGGCGAGGACATAGATCACTTTGTGCGCTACCTGCAAGGCCTGAGCTACATCTTCGGCACGCACTACCTGCCGCACGATGCCAACTTCAAGCGCCTGGGCGAGACGCCAGACCTGAATCTCACGCTCAAGGAAATGTTCGAGCGCCAGATGCCCGGACAACGCTTCGAGGTTGTGTCCCGCGTGACATCCGTCACCAGCGGCATCCAATCCACCCGCAACGTCTTTTCAACGTGCCACTTCTCGGAAGAGGGCTGTGCGGATGGCCTGGTGCACCTGGCCAACTACAAAAAGCGGTGGAATAAAACCACGGCTACGTGGACTGATGAACCCTTGCACGATATCCACAGCCACGGCTCTGACGCTTTCCGCCAGTTCGGCCAGCTTGCGGATGCTGGTGAAGCCTTCAACCCACGCGGCCAGGCTGCGGCCTCTGGCAAGGTGGCATTTCGCCGGCGTGGATCGCCTATGGGGGTGTAGCCAGGCCCTGATTTTCGTGGCAAGCATGCGAAAGTTGCCCGAACTTCGGAGCGGGCAATGGGTGTTTCTATCGATCTGCGCAAGGCGCACGCGCATCGCAAATTCGGCGACATAACGATGATCCTTACCTGGGTCAACGACGAGCGCGCCATGGTGCTGATGCCCAACATCCGCCAAAAGTCTGCCTGGTACATCGTTTGCGAGTCAGCAGCGTGGAAATACGACGATGCTATTTACCTGGCCACGCAATGCGTCAAGGCCTGCGAGGTGCTCGACATTGAGCCCAACAAACCCAACTGGGTGCGCATCGCCACCATCATCAATGAATCCCTCCCCGACCTGATACGCATGCCCTCCAGCCAGCCGGCTGAGCTCATGAAGCAATCGTTCGGTGCCATGACCATGCGCGAGGGCGGCAAGGTGATCGCCCAGCAAGACATCCGCCTGGAAGTCGAGGGCCAAGAGTATGTTTGATAACGTCGACCCGGTGCGCGGCCGGGCTCCCGGCGATGACTACTTCCGTAGGCAGGACGAAACCATTGCCCAGCTTGGACAGGAGGACGGCCCGCAAAACCCGGCCGACCTGGATAACGAGGCAAACCGTGCGCTGCACAGCAAGCTGCTGTCCTGGTTCTTCATGGAGCGCGAGAAGCAGTCGCTCAACCGCATGGAAATGGCCATGGATGCCGACTTCTATGACAACCTGCAGTGGGATCCACAAGACAGCCAAGACCTGCGCGACCGTGGCCAGATGCCGCTGGTCTACAACGAAGTGGCGCCCATGGTGGATTGGCTGATCGGTACCGAGCGCCGTACCCGCGTGGATTGGAAAGTCCTGCCGCGTGCCGAGGACGACGTAAAGACGGCCGACATCAAAACCAAGGTTTTGAAATACGTGTCGGACGTGAACCGATCCACCTTCGCCCGCTCCCGCGCTTTCGCGGATGCAGTCAAGGCCGGTATCGGCTGGATTGACAGCGGTGCGCGTGATGACCCGACCAAGGACATCCTTTACAACAAGTACGAGGACTGGCGCCGGGTGCTCTACGACTCAGCCAGCACTGAGCTCGACCTGAGTGACGCACGTTTTCTGTTCCGCTGGGCCTGGGTTGACGAGGACATCGCAATCCTTATGTACCCCGAGCGTGCCAATCAGATCCGCATGGCTGTGGAAAAGACCAATCACAACCGTGACATTTCATGGGAAGAAGAGAACTGGCAGAGCCAGAACAGCCTGCAGTCGCGTGCGCAGGGTCAGCTTTATGCCTCCGGCACCGGCGTGACCATCAATACCAAGCGCCGCCAGATCAAGATCATTGAAGCGCAGTACCGCATGCCGGTGATGACCAAGGTGATTAAGTCCGGCCCGCTCAAGGGATCCATCCTGCACGATGGTGATACGCCACTGCACAACGCCCTGGCCCAGGTTGGCGGCTCCGTAGTCGACCGTCTGATCATGCGTGTTCACCATGCCGTGATGACCGAGGCGGATCTGCTGTGCGTTGAGCCATCGATCTACCGCCACAACCGTTTCAGCCTCACGCCCATCTGGTGCTACCGCCGAAGCCGTGACCGCATGCCCTACGGCACCATTCGCCGCGTGCGAGACGTGCAGCAGGATCTGAACAAGCGCGCCAGCAAGGCCCTGTTCATGCTCAACACCAATCAGATCGTGGCCGATGAGGGCGCGGTGGACGATTGGGAACTGGCACGCGATGAGGCCGACCGCCCGGATGGCTTGATCGTCAAGAAGGCCGGCAAGGAATTCACTATTCGCCGGGACACTGACGCAGCCACTGGCCAGCTGCAGATGATGACCATGGATGCCCAGGCAATCCAAAAGTCTGCCGGTGTGGCCCAGGAAAACATGGGCCGGCAAACCAATGCCGTATCCGGCGAGGCCATCAAGGCACGCCAGACCCAGGGCAGCGTGGTTACCACCGAGCCCTTTGATAACCTGCGCCTGGCCACCCAGATCGACGGCGAGAACCAGCTTTCCCTGTGTGAGCAGTTCTACACCGAGGACAAGGTAATCCGCCTGACCGGTGCCAAGGGTGCTATCGAGTGGGTGAAGGTCAACCAGCCAGAGCAGCAGCCTGATGGCTCCGTGCGCTACATCAACGACATCACCACCAGCATGGCCGACTTCATTGTGTCGGAGCAGGACTATGCGGGCACGCTGCGCCAGGTGATGTTTGACAGCCTGAACCAGCTGGCCACACGCCTTCCGCCCGAGGTGAGCTTACGGATCATGACCATCGCCATGGAGTTCTCGGACCTGCCCAACAAGAATGAGATTGCTGATGCCCTGCGCAAGATGACCGGCGACCGTGACCCGAGCAAGGAAATGACGCCGGAAGAGCAGCAGCAAGCCCAGGCCCAGGCCCAGCAGCAGGCCGAGGCCATGCAGATGCAGCGTGAGACGGCTATGAATGCGCTGGAAGAGCAGCGCGCCAAGGTGCGCCAACTCAATGCCGAGGCTACGAAGCTGGAAGCGGAAGCCCAGGCCGCAGGGCAGGGCGGCATGGACCCGGCGATGCAATCCCAGATCCAGCAGATCCAAAGCCAGGCCGCTGACCAGATCGATGCGCTGACCCAGCAGCTTACCAAGACACAAAGCGAACTGACGAACCGCACGCTCCAGATCAACAAGGAGGCCGACACCAAAATGGAATTGGCAAGCATCGAGCGCGATACCAAGCTGCAAGTGGCCGAGATTCAGTCGCGCAGTGACAAGAAGGTCGAGGCCCTGACCCAATCCATGGCCGACCTGGTGCGCCAGGTGGATGACGCACGCAAGGCCGCTGACGCGGCCCGCAAGGTAGCCGATGACGCAACCAAGCGCACCGAGAAGATCGAAAAGACACCAGCGCCAGCAGCACCAGCCCCGGCGCCAGCGCCTGTACCGGCTCCCGCCGCACCCCAAGTCATCAACCTGACCATTGCTGCGGCCGAGCCAAGCACCAAGACGATCACGCTGGAAAAAGACAAGGCCGGCAATGTTACTGGCGCCAAGGTCAATGAATCAACCTCCGGGAAGGCCAAGAAATGAGCACCGACTTTCAAGGATCTAGTTACGACCGTCGAGAAGTAGATCGACGCGCACCAATCACACAACCAATGCAACAAGAATCTACCGGCTGGCACCTTGATAAAAAAGTGCCCTTATCACTGATCTTTGCAATGCTCTGCCAAGCGGCCATGGTGATTTGGGCTATTGCGGACATCAAAAAGGATGTGGAGTTGCTCAAACAGGATACCCAGGCTCTGCATCTACGCGACACACAGAACACAGACTCTCTCAAAGAGGCTATGACCGTCATGCGTGACCAGTTCAAGTCTCTCGATATAAAGCTGGACCGTCTGATCGAGAGGCAAAACAAATGAAGCGCACAGCCACCCAATGGTGCAAAGTGCTGCGCGACTGCGGTGTTCAGGATCACGTTGCCGTGTTTTGGGGCCCAGTGTTCGCTGATGTTGTGGGTGAACAGTCGTTCAATCAGGGTGAGTTCGAGCTTGATGACTTCCTTGGCCAGATACTGCATGAAAGCGGCATGCTGACCACATTCACCGAGAACCTGAACTACAGCGCCGAGCGCCTTTGTGTGGTGTGGCCGGCCAGGTTTCCAACACTTGCCGATGCCCGGCCCTATGCGCACAACCCCGAGGCCCTGGCCAACCGGGTGTACGGCGGGCGCCTGGGCAACACCGAGCCCGGCGACGGCTGGCGCTACCGTGGCCGCTCCCCCATTCAACTCACTGGCAAGGACAACTATGCCCGCGTCGGTGTCCTGATGGGCCAAGACCTGGTAACCATGCCTGAACTGCTGGAGCAGCCCCGCTTTGCGCTGGAGGCTTGTATTCACTGGTGGGAGGATCGCATTCCCGATTCGATGGTGGGTGACGTGGCAAAGGTCAGCACGCGCGTGAATGGCGGGCTCATTGGACTGGTTGACCGTGAGCGCCTGACTCAAGCAGCAACCGAGGCGCTGGCGTAAATGCTGAACCAGGTCAATCCACTGCATCCGGCCCTCACTGAAATGGAGGCTTTCGCACTGACCCGCATGCTGGAGAAGCGCGAGCAGTACGTGGGTCAAGGCCGCGCTGATGCGGCACATGGTATCGGGACTGGAATATGGATTCTTTGGCAAGCACTCATGCACGGACAACAACGCCCAACTGGGTATGGAGACCTCAATGGAATTTGATTGGAAAAAGGTGCTTCCGGTTATTGGCGCTGCCGTCACCGGCAATGTGCCAGGTGCTATTCTGGCTGCGGCTTCGGCTCTTAGCAGCGCACTTGGAACTCCGGTGCAGGACACACCCGAAGGCATCGACATTGCGCTCAAGGCGCTATCTCCTGAGCAGATCGCAGCCCTCAAGACGATTGATGCGAATCTGAAAATCCGCTTTCGTGAGCTCGACACAGAGGATCGCAAGATCGAAGCAGCCAGCGAGTCCGCAGTGATTGACGATGTGAAGGACGCACGTAAGTTCAATGCGAACACCCACGGCATCCTGTACCTGGGCTACGGCATCAACGTCCTGAGCTATGTGTGTGTGGCCCTGATCCTGGTTGGCTGCTTCATGGTGCTCACAGGCCCAAAAATGGGCGGTGTGGATCCTGGCCTGGCTGCAATGGTGGGCTCCGTGGTGGGCGCCGTCGTGCAGTGGCTCATGTCCAACGCGGCCCAAGCCAATCAATTCTTCTTCGGCTCGTCCCCCGGCTCCCGCCAGGTCAGTGCAGACCTCGCCAAAGCCGTTGGCACCGTAACCACCAAACTGAAATAGGCAAGTTCTATGACTGTCCAATACTCAATCTTGGTGCGCAACGCCATGCTGGATGCCATTGAGGTGGCAACGGGCGCGGCGCCGCGCCTGCGCTTCTACACTGGCACCCAGCCCGCCAACTGCGCGGCTGCTGCCACCGGCACTTTGCTGGTTGACATGACACTTCCGGCTGACTGGATGGCCAATGCAGCTTCTGGCGCCAAGGCGCTTACTGGCGCATGGTCTGCCACTGGCGCTGCAGTGCCTGGAACGGGTACCGCTGGCTACTATCGGATATGGGATGCTGCGGTGACCAATTGCCATGAGCAGGGATCCATAGCCCAGACCACTGGCGGCGATATCAATCTGGACAATGCTTCGATCGTTGCCGGCCAGACTGTCAATATCATCAGCAAGAACATCACAGCGGGGAATGCGTAATGGCTGCAAAAACAGATCAAGTCATCATCCTGCCAAGCGACTCTGGCAATACGGGAAAGAAGATCCGCACTAAGGAGTCGGTGGTCGGAGCCAATACGGTGGAGGAGTATTACTTCATCCAGAGTTCTGAGCGCAACAGCGTTGGGCAATACAAGTACGTTGTGCCGGCGCAGGCAATTCCAGCTGCGGCGCAAACTGGCACGACAACGGGGCTGCTGTACCTGATAAACCCGCTGTCCAGCACCGTGAACCTTGCCATCGACCGTTTATCGTTCAAGCATGGGTTCTCGACGACTCTTGCTGTTGACCTTATTGCCCCGTTGATTCATGTGGCACGCATATCGTTTACGGGAACATTGTCTGCAGCCACTACAACCCCAGTGAAGCGAGACACCACAAGCCCAGCCCCCCAAGGCTTGCTGGCGGTGGCAATGACAGGCCTAACCGTCACCCTGGTTGGCAACGTCTGGTCATTCATGAGTCAAACTATGGACTTGGTAACGGGCGGTGCGGGCCACTGGAACCCCATGAGTGACGAATGGAACCCACAGGATGAGGATGACGAGCTAATCCTTCGACCTGGCGAGGGTATCGTTGTCTATTCCACTTTGGCGGTGACAACGGCAAACCGTAAGATCATGTCTAACGGGGCTTGGTTCGAGTTTAACTAAATGACATGGCAGCTCATTGATGGCGTTGTTGCCAACGATGCGTTTGCCACGCCTGCAACACCAGGCGCATCGCAGCTTGTTGATGGCTTAAATAATCAGGCGTTTGCAGCGCCTGCTAGCGCAACGGCGCAGCCCGTAGACCCGCTTCTTGGCCTCACATGGGCGGCAAGTGGCGGCGCCCCAGTTTCCAATGGGTCTGGGTCCAGCACCGTCAATGCGGTAACAGGCACTGGCGCCGGATCTGTCGCGGTCACCGCTTCCGGATCCAATAGCACCGCAGCGTTCACCCAGGCTGGCGCGGGCGCCGTGCTTGCTCAAGGGTCTGGCGGAAACACACTGGCCAGCTTCACCCATACCGCTGTTGCCGCAGCCATGGCATCAGGTCAGGGCTCTAACTCACTTGATGCATTCTCCCAGTCTGCTTCTGGCACAGCAGGATCCACAGCCATCAGCGGATCTGGTACCGGCTCCATATCGGTCGCTTCCTCGGGCGCTGGTAATGTGGTGGTCGCAGGCGCAGGCGCAAATACAGTCACAGCATTTTCTGGCGCAGGGCAGGGCAGCGTGCTCGTGACGGGATCGGCATCCCTCACGCTGGACCAATTCACCCAGTCCGGTACCGGCTCATCAGGGAAGAATCCAAGTTCATCAGGGGCTGGCGCCGTCACACTTGATGGCTTCACGCAGGACTCAAGCGGAACCGTTGCCGCAGATCCAGAGCAGAAAACCCAGGTCTATGGATCTGGGCGCAAGCTGGCTGCCCCACCGGACTGGAACACAGCGCCGATACGTGAGCCTTTACAGGGACCGCAGGAAGATGATGGCCTAGTGGCCAAGGTGCTGGAGAAGTGGGAGGCGATTGAAGCGGCCCAGGCTGTGCATGCTGCGCCGGTACCCGATACCCACAAAGACGTTGACAAAGAGCCTTATTCGGTTGACGCGAAGCCTTATTCAATTGACACCAGCCCCAAGCTGTCCACGCTCAAGGCCAAGCCCATCGCAGCTATTCCTGCCATCGATGACGCCTTCACGCTCAAGGCCGAGCAGGACCGGCGTAACACCGAGCAGATTGCACTGCTCATGGCCCTGGCCGAGGCCCTTTGACGTGGCAAGCATGACACATTCACCGAACTTTGAAGGAGTTACCTATGGCTAAGAAATCTACTGGCGGTGCAATCGCTATCTCTGGTTCCGACGACTGGCAGGTCGAGTCTGACCTGCGCACGATGATGGAATCCGAGGCTATCGAAAAGGATCCCAAGCGACTGGCCAAGGTGCAGGCTCTTGCAAAGAAAAAAATGCTGGATATGGCGGCTCTCGCCAGCGAAGGCAAAGACGACTGATTTTTTAACCCAAAGGACAGAGCATGAGTTCTACAGCACACCTTGATCAAGCAGCCCTCGCAAACCTGACCGCCGAGGAACGCGAAGCCTTCAACGAATCCGAGTATTCCGCATCCGAACTGGAGGCCATGAAAAGGCTGGCCGGTGACGATGGCGATGACGGTGCAGACGAAGGTGATCCCAACGAAGTTTTGGATGCCAACGGAAAACCGATAGCGGATGTAGCACAACCCGCAAAAGCCGCCGAGGCAAAGCCAGATACTGCCGCCGCCGAGGCCGCAGCAGAAACACCGGCTAAGGCCGCACCCGAGCCCGCTCAAGACAAGCAGCACATCTACAAGGCCGCACTGCCCGAGGACTTTGATACCAAGGTCAAGGACCTGGCCGAGAAGTCTGCCGAGCTCCGTGCCCAGTTCAAGGGCGGAGAAATCGACTTCGATGCTTTTGAAGAGCAAAACGCCGCACTGCAGCAGGACCGAGAAGCCCTGACCATGGCTCGCGCCAAGGCTGAGATTTCGCAGGAAATGACCCAGCAGAATGCTGAAACCCAGTGGAACAACGCAATCAACCGCCTGTATTCGTCGGCCAAGACCGATGGCGTCGACTACAAGGCTGACCAGGAACGCAATGCGGAACTGGATCAATTCGTCAAGGTGCTGGCCAACAACCCGGCCCACCAGGACAAGTCCATGGATTGGTTTTTGACGGAGGCGCACAAGCGTGTGATGGTTCTCAATGGGAAAAACATATCCACCGGTGCACAGCAGGCAGACCCGGCGCCTAAACCGGCTGCGCAGAACCGCAACCCACCAGCCGCACCCAAGAGCATTGCGCATATTCCTGGCGGTGATGGCCCGGGCGATGTTGGCGGTGAGTTTGCTCACCTTGACGCTCTTGATGGCAATGATCTTGAATCAGCTATTGCCAAGATGAGCCCGGCCCAACGTGAGAAGTATTCGCGGGGCGGTTGATCGTGCAAACCACCAAAGTGATTGTTGATGTGAGGCCGGGGGAGTTCCTGAATATCTCCGGCCCATCAAGGATTGAACTGGTGCACAAGAGCGGCCAGCGTGTTCGTCTGAACATCTTTGCCGCTCTTGATGTAGTCGTATCGAAAATCTCTGCGGATGATGTTGGGCTACGTACCAAGCATGGTCTATTAGAGGCTGGCTGAAAAGCTAAATGATGGTGCGCAGGAGTGCTCCAAAAGTAACTTAACTTTTAGGAGTAATTCATGGCACGGACCATTATTGGCGTAAATGACGCGAAGGCGGTAAAACGCTGGGCAGGCTTGCTGGCATACGACACCAGCCAAAAATCGTATTTCAACCAACGCTTCATGGCGCGCGGCGCCGAGGCAGAAGTGCCAATCCAGATCCTGACCGATTTGGAATCGGATGCTGGTGAAGCAATTAACTATGACCTGCTGGCTGAGCTCCGCATGGCTCCAGTTGAAGGCGAAGATATTTTGGAAGGCAAGGAAGAAGCCCAACGCTTCTACTCCGATTCCATCTACATCGATCAAGCACGCTGCGGTGTGAATACCGGTGGCCGCATGACCCGCAAGCGCACGCTTAATGACCTGCGCGAAAAGGCCAAGCGCCAGCAATCCAGCTGGTGGGCTCGTCTGCAGGATGAACTGACATTCATCTACCTGTCCGGCGTGCGCGGCATCAATGCCAACTTCTTGCTGCCCCTGGCATATACCGGTCGTGCCAATAACGCCCTGGTTGCACCTGACAGCAATCACACGCTGTACGGCGGTAACGCCACTGCATACAACAACATCACCAATGAAGCTTCTGGTGTTGCTGGCTCTGATGCCATGGATCTGCGCCTGATCGACCGCGCCAAGACAAAGGCTGATGCACAGGGTGGTGGCGCAACCGACATCCCTGTTCTGCAGCCTTGCAAAATCGACGGCAACGAGACTTTTGTCTGCGTTATGCATACGTTCCAAGAGGACGATCTGCGCTCGAACACCGGCACTGGCCAGTGGTTGGACATCCAAAAGGCGGCGGCTGCTGCTGAAGGTCGCAACAACCCCATGTTCAAGGGCTCCCTGGGCATGTACCGTGGCGTGATTCTGCACAGCCACCGCAACGTGATCCGCCAAAACACCGCTGGTGCTAGTGGAAATTACGAGTCGGCCCGCGCTCTGTTCCTGGGTTCGCAAGCTGCTGTGATGGCCTTCGGCTCTCCTGGCACCAACCTGCGTTTCGACTGGAACGAAGAAACCCGCGACAACGGCGACAAGGTAGTGATTTCTACTTCCTCGATCTTCGGCGTCAAGAAGGTGACTTTCACCACGCCCGCAGGCGCTCAGGACTTCGGCGTGTTCGCGCTGGACACCTACGCAGCATCGCGCTAATCCGCACAGACATAAAGGAGTAACACCATGTCTTTTACCAACTCGAACGACTACATCACAGGCCGCAAGCCGGTGCTGTTCCCCGCTGGTTGCGAAATCGTTGCAGTGCGCTATGCAATTGATCTGGCAGTCGGTGACCTGGCACTGAACACCATTGGCCAAGTAGGCATCCTGCCCGCTGGTTGCGTCCCTGTTGACGTGCTGGTGGACGGTACCGATATGGACACCGGCGCTGGCGCTGGCGTGTACCAGGTCGGCATCTGGGACGGCGCGGGCGCTTCGCTCTCGACTGCCGCCGCTGATGGTTCTGGCGCTTGGGGTGATACCGGCGCTGCCGTGGCCACTGCGTTTGCCAAGAACCTGTCCAAGACCCTGAACAACATCGCCACGGTAACCCAAGCGACCACTGATCGAAAGATCGGCATGAAGGTAACCACCGCCCCGACTACTGCCGCAGCTGGCACGCTGGGCGTGACTGTCCTCTATCGCGCAGCCTAAGTGGCTGCATAGATCCTCCTGGGTCAACGAGTTCAGGGGAGGCCTTTTGCTTCCCCTGTTTTTTTTGGAGTGAGATATGAAAATTGAAACATCAACCCCGCTTCGCCGTGATGGAACGGTCATTGTTTCCGGCCTGGATGGCATGCGCTACGTGTTCAAGCCAGAGGAAGAGACTGGCATGGTGGTATGCGACATTGAGCACCAGGAAACCCTGGCGTATCTGCTGCGCATTGGGACTTTCTTTCCCGCCAATGTCTCAGACCATGAAACGGCTGCATCCCTGATCGACTTGCTACCCGATAGCGAAGGCCAGGATGATGACCAGGACGATGATGGCGACGAGGACGAGGACATTGACCCCAATGCTCAACCCCTGGAAGCCGGCACGCCGCCTGCACCGCGCAAGAAAAAGGCCAAGGCCGAATAACTAGCCGGGACATATCAACATGAAAGCCTGGTCCAACTGGTTCACCGACTTGCTGCCCCAGTTACCGGGCTGTCCTGACCCGCAGATTGAGCACGAGCTCCTGCGTGCGTCTCAGGAATTCTTTGCGCGCTCCCGCGCCTGGCAGGTAATTCAGGCCGCAGTGCCCATTACTGCAAACCAGACCACGCTGGACATTATACCCACCGATGCCGGCCAGGAACTGGTGCGCGTTGAAGGCGCCTGGCTCGATGGCACGCGCTTAAAGGTCTACGGCGTTGGCGATATGGATCACGCCTTCACCGATGACTGGCAGACCCATACCGGCGCCACTTCGACGCTGGTGCAGATCACACCCGGCACGGTCCTGATGTACCCCATCCCTATTGCGGCCTCCTCCACCGGCCTGAAACTGCGTCTGTCGGTTAAGCCCAGTGAAACTGCGACCGGCCTACCCGATGACCAGTTCGTCAAGTACCGCGACCCGCTTGCCGCTGGCGCCCGGGCTCGCCTGATGCTGCAGGACGGCAAGAAGTGGTCAAACCCCAATCTGGGCGCCCTCAATGCTGCCGTGTTCGATGCAGCTGTCAATGCTGCCGGCATCGCTGCAGCGCGCTCGTTCAGCACCGGCCGCATTGCTGCGCGCCCCAAGTTCGCCTAAGCCATGACCACCACCGCCCAATACCTGGTCAAAGAGTGTCAGACCGCATTGATGGATCTGGCCGGCGTGCGCTGGCCTGCTTCCGACCTGGTGACCTACCTTAACGATGGCCAGCGTGATCTGATCCTGGCCAGGCCCGATGCCAATGCTGTTACCGCCTCGTTTGTTCCGGTAGCCGGCGCCCGCCAGGCGCTGCCATCCGCATCCATGAGCCTGATCGACATCCCACGCAACACTGCGGGCAATAAGCGGTCCATTCGCAAGATCGCTGTTGAGGATCTGGATGCAGTCAATCGGGACTGGCGCTCGATGACTGGCGTTACTGAGATTGCCCACTTCGCGTATGACGCGCGTGAGCCCAACATTTTCGACATCTACCCGCCCGCTGCAGCCTCTGGTGCCTCAATCGAGGTGACCTATGGCAGCTACCCCACGGACGTGTCAGTGCCCAGTGGCGACGGCAAGGCATACACCACCGTGGCCGGGAATATCTCGGTCAACGACCAATGGGCGACTGCTCTCTACAACTACATGATGGCGCGCGCCTATGCCAAGGATGCGGAGTACGGCGGCAACGTCACTCTTGCCACAGCCTATATGAGCGCCTTCACCGGCTTGATCGGCGTGCAACTGCAGTCCTCGCAGGGCATTGCACCAAAGAACTAAGGAACTACTATGAGCGGCTGGTATCGCACCGGGACAATTTCCCTCACAAACGGATCTGCAATCGTTATCGGATCCGGTACCGACTTCATCGCTGGATCTGCTGCAGGCGAGGGCCTGATGGCGCCTGATGGCAAGACCTACGAGATTGCCGCTGTCAACTCGTCAACGCAATTGACGCTTGGATCTGTGTACCTGGGCTCTACGGCTTCCGCCCAGGCCTATGCCATCATCCCGAGCCAGAGCTACCTGCGCGACCTTGCCGCCCAGGCTGCGGCTCTGGTGGCTGGTTACCAGACTGTCAGGGATACGCTGGGCTCTGGCATCTTCCCGGACGGCACCCTGGCTGCTACATCCCTGCAGTTCACGGCTGACCCGAACACTGGCTTACGCCATCCTGCAGCCGATACGGTGGCTGTCGTCACCGGCGGCGCAGATCGCATTACGGTGAGTACGACCTCGATTGCCACAACCCTGCCAATCACGGTTTCTGGTGTGGCCGTGCCAACGGTCAGCAGCGTCGACACGCTGACCAACAAGATTCTGACAGCACCGGTGATCAATGGGGGCTCCGGTTCATTGACGGCGGTTTCCCTGAATGGCTTTGACCAGGGGCAGTCCAATGCGCAATTGGCCTATGCCATCGACTATGCGATGGATCAGGCGGCACAAGCCAATAAGCGCGTGTCCGATGCGACTACCTTTCAGACGCAGCGCGGCACAGCCAGCTTTACCCAGTCGGCCAGCACCGCCATTGTGCGCACCTACGCAACGGCAACAGTCAGCCTGCCCAAGGCCTACAAAAACACCGACTACCAAGTGGTTGTTGATGTGGAGTCCGCATCGCCCGGGCTTGGGTTTGAAGGCCAGATCACCGTGCAAAGCCGCTCGGTCAACAGTTTCGTGTTGCAAATGTCTGGCTCTGCAACAGCCTGCACCGTGCGCTGGAAAGCCATGCACCCCAACGCTGAAAACCGCGTCCAAGCCGTATTGCCAACTGCCCAATAGGAAACCCCATGAACATCGTTGCCCCACAAGATCAGCCCTGCGCCTCGACTTCCGAGTCTGGAAGCTACGTCACCATCACTTGGAACGGCCACAGCATCACTGTACCAACTCTTGCCCGTCCCGGAAATTACACCGAAGTCATCTATCTGGCTGACGATGGCGCACTGACATTTATGCCAGGAACTGTACCGACCGCCGTTGCGACATTGGCATGTCATGCGGGCGCCGTCACGCTCACGCTTTTACCCATGACTCCAGTCATCACCCCAACACAACCCATCTAAGGACTGACCATGCCGTTAACCATTTCCGTTCCTGACTCCCTGCGTGCAGCCGTTGAATCTGCCAGCGGCGGTCGCCAGACTGTGCTTTACACCGCGTTGGGTCAACCCACGTTCATGAACATCATCCCGCAGTTCACTGGTGCTCAGGTAGGCATCGCGGGCTACACAGATCCACACCCCATGTTCTACGGGCAGGACGGCACAGCCAAGAGCGCCTACTACTTCGGCACCTACCCCGGTGTCGTCAAGAACGGTGAGCTGCTCAGTTTGCCGGGACAAGACCCAGCGGCCTCACTGAACCATGATCAGTTTGTAGCCTATGCCCGCGCATGCGGTACGGGTCACCATGTGGTGACGGACCAAGCCTATGCAGGCATTGCACTCTGGTGCCGAGCCAACAGCTTCCAGCCACGTGGTAACAGCAACTGGGGTGCCGCCTACGATGCAGCATGGGAAACCGGTGTGCGCGGGGATGGCGTTGTGCCTGGCACGGCTTCTGGAACTGGCCGCACACAAACCGGCTCCGGCCCTGCCTCATGGCGTCACGATAATTCCAATTCTGGTATTTCTGACCTTTGCGGGAATGTCTGGGAGTGGTCGCCCGGTATGCGTATCAATGCCGGTGAAATCCAAGTGCTGCGCAATGACGCAGCGACCACTATCCCGAAGAATGACGCCATTCTCAATGCCATTGATATGAGCGCAGGCTCTGCCAAGTGGTGGGCCATCGACGGAACTGCGGCCACGACGAGTTGCTTTGTCGCTCCGGGCAGTGCCAATACCGTCAAATATGCAACCAGCGGTACCGCTGCGCAAACCTTAGTGCTGGGCTCAGGCGCTGCATTTGAAGGAATGTCTAGCTTTGTGACCGGCGCGGGCGCATTGTTGGTGCTCAAGGCATTGGGCTTGATGCCAGTAGCATCCCTTTTGGGTGGGACTATCGCCACTCCTGCGGCCAACAGTGATGCTTTTTACATCACTCTCACCGGTGAAACACTGCCGTTTCGTGGCGGCTATTGGGGCAGCGCGGCGGCTGCTGGCGTGTTCACGCTCGTTTGCGACGTTGCGCGCACGGTTGCGAACGCCGGCGTTGGTGCTCGGCCCGCCTTCGTTTCTTGATGGCCTGAGCGATAGCGATGGGCACCCATGACGAAGCAAAACTTGATGTGAAGTTCATCGACTTCGCAAAGCAAATGAATTTGTATCTCAACCACTTTCCCAAGCATGAGAAGTTTGGCCTGAGTCAGCAGATTCGTAATGCTGCGTATGAGGTCTACGGCTTCATCGTGGAGAGCCAAAAGCGATATATGAAGAAAACCAGTTTGACCAGTTTGGATATTGCGCATGAGCAACTGCGCATGTTCATCCGACTGGCCTATGAGTTGGGCTACTTCAAATTCAAAGATGGCGCCGTGGTCACGGGACGTGACCATGAAAAGACTGCCACTCACCGGTACCTCGTCATCAGTCGCATGGTTGATGAAATGGGGCGAATGATTGGCGGGTGGATTCAGTCAGAGCGCGCCAAACAGAATCCCGATGGCGGGAAAACAAGGGAAGCGTCTTGATATGTTAAAGGCACTGCCGATTCGTAGCGGCAATTGGAACAACGCAGCGACTGCTGGCGTGTTCACGCTCAATTGCAACAATGCGCGCACGAATGCGAACAACAACATTGGTGCTCGGCCCGACTCGATGCCTCGAACCTCGCAAGGGGATTGTGGACTCAAGGGAGGCGCTTTCCTGCATTTGGCTAAAGCCTCTGCGAAATCTGCTGGACGCCCCCTTACCAGTAGGCACCATGTTGTGCTCGAACGTCTGGGGGCCATCCTATGAAGCGCGTGGGCTATCTTTTCGAGCAGGCATTCACCCCGGATGCTCTGCACCAGGCATGGATTGATGCCTCTGCTGGCAAACGATCCAAGCGGGCCACACTGGCCTTTAGCCGCAACCTGTCGGCCAACCTGGATGCGCTGCACACGGCCTTGCATAACGGCACGTATCGACCCAAGCCCTACAAGGAGTTCAAGGTTTATGAACCCAAAGAGCGCATCATCTTCGCGCCCGCCTTTTGTGATCTGGTAGTGCAGCATGCCGTCTACCGGCTGATCTACCCCATCTTCAATCGCACGTTCATTGACCAGAGCTTTGCCTGTCGCAAGGGCAAGGGTACGCACGCGGCGGCTGACTATGCGCAAGCAGCACTGCGCAGCAGCGCACCGGACAGCTACATCTTGCAACTCGACATCAAGCGGTTTTTCTACAGCATCGATCGCGCGGTGTTGCGCAAGCAGATCGAGCGCCAGATCAAGGATGTGCGATTCGTGAATGTGATGATGCAGTTTGCGGACTACGGGCACCCGGTGGGTATCCCGATTGGGAACCTGCTCAGTCAGACTTATGCGCTGATTTACATGAACCCACTGGATCACTTCATCAAGCGCGACCTGGGCGCCAAGCGGTATTGCCGCTACGTGGACGACTTTGTGATTTTCGGCTGGAGCCGTGAACGGTGCCTTGATGCACTGGAGAAGATCAAGGATTTCATTTCCAAGCGCCTGGGCCTCACCCTGTCACGTTTTAGCCTGCACAAGGTCAAGCGTGGCCTGAACTTTGTTGGTTACCGCACATGGCAGAGCACCCGGTTTGTGCGCAAGCACAGCTTGTTTGCCTTTACCAGATCGGTAAACGAGGACTCGCTTGAATCAAGTGTTTCGTCCCTTGGGCATGCCAGGTACACAGCCAGCCTGCGTCACATGCTGCAAACCATACGCCGCATCAATCCGGCCATGTTTCTGAGACTTCCGATTGCTTACAAAGGAGCATTTGCATGACTGACGAGCCCATGGGTGACTACCCCTCGCAATCCACGGTGTGGCGCTCCATCCTTGTCTACCTCGCAGTCTGCCTTCTTGGTTTGATGCTGGCAGCAGCCAATGCCTTTGCCGCTCCGACGCTGGAGGAGGCGGGGGAAGTTGTGACCTCGCCTGAAACCTTTGGCGTCTGCAAGGCCGCTGATGTAGCCAGCACGGTTTACCTGCTTGAGCATGGCTGGGCGGTGGAGGGAAACCCAATCGTTGCTTGGTCGATGCACATCGGCGGCTACATGCCATTGGTGTTTGTCTCTGCCGGCCTGTACTGGGCCTTCAGCCATTTCAAAGACGAACCCGGAATGCCACTAGCTACCGGCGCTGCAAACGTAGTTACCTGCGGTGTCGCTGCTCACAACTTGCTTTTGATCCCCTAATAACCGATATAGGTTAAACGATGGCCCTTTTGAAATTATTTGGTTTCCATGGTGAGAACAGGGCCCTTCACCCAAGCCTGCTTCCTGAAACTGTGGGTACCAGTTCACTGAACCAAAAGCCTGGCTATGGTGACCTGCGGCCATGGAAAGCCCCGGCCAATGTCGGCGTGTCGGTGGCATCTGGTACCAAGACGCTGTACCGCATGAATCGCACGGTGCCCAGTGATACCAACTACTGGTTGCGCTGGTCGACGGTCGTGCATGCGGTGGTAGGCCCCAACTCCGGCGATACGGACGAGCGCACTTACTACACCGGATCCGGCACACCCAAGTGGACGGACCTGACCAAGGCCATCGCCGGCGCCTCCTACCCCAATTCATACCGTGAGCTCGGCGTGCCCGCGCCTGTGAGCGCCTGCATTGCGACCCAGGTGCCGCAGACCGTGGCTGGTGAGCGCACCAATGAAACAGTGCTCTACGTCTACACCTATGTGACGGATGCAGGGGAAGAGAGCGCACCGTCGCCAGTGTCCACATCTCTTGTGATCCAGAATGGCGACCATGTGACCATCAGCAGCCTGGCCACGGCGCCAAGCGGGGCCTATGGGATCAACCGCATTCGGGTCTACCGCACCAAGACCGGCACGGCCAGCACCGAGTTCTTCTTCATGGCTGAGGTGGCCAGTACCCTGACCACAGCCAGCGACATCGGCCAGACCCTGGGCGAAGTGCTGCCGACTGCGACCTGGCTAGTACCACCGGCCAACCTATCCCACCTCACGCCCATGTGGAACGGAATGATGGCGGCAATCTCTGGCAAGTCCGTGCGGGTATGTGAGGCCTATGTGCCATACGCATGGCCGATTGCCTATGAGATTCTGCCCAGCGACACCAATCCGGTATCTCTGGCGACCTTTGGCCAAAATTTGGTTATCGCCACCAATGGACGGCCCATCCTGGTAACCGGTGGATCCCCTGATGCCCTGGACGAGCAGCCCATTGAATACATGCAGGCCTGCGTATCTGATCAATCCATGGTGGGTATGGGTGCTGGTGTGGCATGGGCCTCGCCGGATGGCCTGGCCTACGTGGGAGGCGGCGGTGCGCGGCTGCTGACTGATGGAATGATGACCCGGGTTGAGTGGCAGGCGCTCAAGCCTGAAACGATCAAGGGTGTGATGTACGAGGGGCGCTACTTCGGCACCTATACCGTAGGAGGAGTTACCAAGATGTTCGTGCTGGATCCGGGTAACACCACCGGCATGTACTTCCTGGACTTTGGCGTGGATGCGCTGTGCGTGGATCTGCTGCAGGATGCCATGTACGTGCTGTCTGGCACCGACATCCAGAAATGGGACTCAGGATCTGCGCTGACTGTCACGTTCAAGTCGAAGCTGCATGTGATGCCCAGGCCGGTGCAGGGCTTTGGCGCTGCGCAGGTTCGTGCGGATGCCTACCCTGTGACCTTCAAGCTCTATGCTGATGGTGTGCTGGTGCATACCCAGACTGTGGCCAGTAACGACCCGTTCAGACTTCCGGGTGGATATTGGGCTCGTGAGTTTCAGGTTGAGCTCAGCGGCACATCACCCATGCAATCGGGTTTTGTAGCCCACAGCATTCGGGAGCTTGCACAAATATGAGCCGCGGCAATAGAAACACTATCGGTACCGGCTCTGTAGCTCCGGTGTCCGGCGCCGGCACCACGCGCGCCAATCGCAACTCACATCCTGACGTATCCGGCCTGGCTGGCGCTGATGATTCTGAGCGCAAGGATCTGCCATCGGTCAACTCGCCTAACTTTCTGGAGAAGCTGCGCGAGGCGGTATCTGTCTATATGGGCAAGCGCGGCGACCCGCTGGACCGCGGCATCACCGTGCGGGATCTGGATACTGCCGGCCTGATCACCGTTACAGATGGCTACCTTTCAAACCCGGATTCATTCAACCCGATAGGCTCCATTGGTGGAGGTGTGCAAGCACCGTACACGCCGGACCTATCGCCACCGCCCACTCCTACGGGCTTCATTGCGACCGGGGCAATCAGTGACTTCATTGTTGAGCATGACTCGCCAGGCTATGTTGCTGGAAATGGCCATGGCCGCACCAACCTATACGGCGCAACCTGGGTATCTGGCGCGCTGCCGGTTTTCTCAAGCGCGACCAAGCTCACATCCTTTGTGGGCACCATCACATCCTACCCAACTGACCCGGCAACCACCTGGCGCCTGTGGATCAAGTGGGAGACAAAGGACGGCGTTGAATCGGTCACCTCGGCCGGCGGTGTAAATGGCCTGGCGGTTACCACGGCGCAAGATCCATCGAAGCTGGTAGCTGCTTTAACCGCGCAGATCACTGCCTCGCAACTGAATGCTACGCTTGGCACGCGCATCGATCTGATTGACGGTGCTAGTGTGGGTAGCGTGAATGCGCGCATCACGTCGGCTGTCGCCACTGAGGTGACCGACAGAACCACAGCAATAGCCGCTGAGGCATCTGCTAGGGCTGCGGCTATTGTGGTGGAGGCCAATGCCAGGGCATCCGACATTTCAATAGAGGCCTCGGCTCGGGCTGCTGCAGTGACGCAAGAGGCTATTGCCCGCGCTGATGCGCTTGGCATTGAGCTTAAGCAGCGTCTGGCCAAGGAACAGACCAATGCCGAGGCTGTGCTGCGCAACGTGCTGGCCAACAATACCAATGCCTTGAATGATGTGGCGAATATCGCCCTGGTTCGGACTGAGGTCACCCAAAGCTACCAGGCCGGTATTGCGGCCGAGGCTGCTCTACGCACCACACTTGAGGCCAAGCTAACCACCGAGAAGGCAGCAACGCTAGCCCTAATCACCGACGAGCAGACCGCCCGGGCTACTGCCGATAGCGCCGAAGCTGCAGCGCGTCTGGCACTTGGAGCCAAAACGACTGCCGATATTGCCGCGGCTGTGCTCATTGAACAGACAGCGCGCACAACTGCAGATTCTGCAGAGGCTGCACTGCGCACCGCGCTTGCTGCCACTGTGGCTACCAATCAAAGCACGGCGCTTGCTGGGATCGCATCCGAGGCCACGGCCCGGGCATCCGCTGATAGCGCAGAGGCTGCGCAGCGTACTGCGCTGGAGGTGACAGTATCTGGCAACCTGACAACTGTCACAGGTCTGATCACCACCGAGGCCACAACCCGGGCCAATGCCGACACCGCAGAGGCTGCGCTTCGTGTTGCCCTGTCAACTCAGATCCTGGGCGCCGATGGCACAGCAACCACTGCCGGGAAGATTTACCAGGAATCCCTGACGCGGGCTACGGCCGACACTGCACTTTCTCAACAGATTACCCTGCTTTCGGCTGGTGCTGGTGAGCAGTTCGACTGGCAAACCATCTGGTATTTCGATGCTGGAATTGAAAGCTGGACTGGTAATGGCACGCCTACAGCATCCGCTGGCTGGTTGCGCGCCGCCAACCAGGCGTCTGGAGCCTATGCAAACTCGCCGGCCGGTATTGCTGCAGATGCTTCAAAGTATGGCCAGGTGCGGCTGCGCATTCGCAAGACTGGGGCTCCGACCTTTGCCGGATGGCTGTACTGGCGCTCTACGACTGATACGACATGGGATGTGGCCCGCCGCATCGCCTTGACGACGCCCACCTACGATGCAAACAACATTGGGCTGATCACCGTCACACCACCATGGTCCAACACCATTGATATGGTGCGGGTGGATCTGTCATCCGCACAGACCGCCACCGATTACTTTGAAATCGACTGGGTTGCCGTTGGCCGTCCGAGTCCCGGCGCATCGTCTGCCCAGCTTTACACGGAGCAAACGGCACGAGTTGATGCGGACACGGCTCTGACCACGAGTATTTCAACGCTGTCGTCGCAGGTCAACAACGTAACGACCGGCCTACCTGCTGCGCACTCCGCGATTGCATCTGAGGCCAGCATAAGGGCCACCGCCGACACGGCCAACGCCACGGCCATTTCGACACTTTCCAGCCAGGTAAACGACTCGTCAACTGGCTTGCCGGCCGCGCACTCAGCCATATCTGCAGAGGCTACAACACGTTCGAGTGCTGACACTACCAATGCCACGGCGATAACGACGCTTTCGTCACAGGTCAACAATTCCACTACTGGACTGCCAGCGGCGCATTCGGCAATTGCAAGCGAGGCAACCACGCGCGCTAGTGCTGACACCACGAATGCGACTGCTATCAGCAACCTGTCATCGCAGGTAAATGATGCATCGACCGGGCTACCTGCTGCGCATTCGGCTATCACCAGTGAAGCTACCACTAGGGCAAGCGCGGATACCACAAACGCCAGTGCCATCAGCACGCTGTCATCCCAAGTAAACGATGCCATAACCGGCTTACCTGCTGCTCATTCGGCAATTGTTTCGGAGGCATCAACCAGGGCTTCTGCCGACACCACGAATGCCACAGCAATAAGCACTCTGTCCTCTACGGTGCTTGACCCTGCCACAGGCCTTGCTCAAACCCGAGCAGACCTAGTGAGCACTCAGGCGACCCTGGCCAGCGCCACTGCTGCTGCGGTTTCGGATAGCCGGGTGCTCAAGGTTCAGTCAAAGGCCATCGATGAGGCCACGCTTCGTAATGTCCTGGCAATCGATAGCGCGGCAACGACATTCAGGGGAACACTGGCGCTGGCCAAGCAAGAGCTCAATGTCAACATGGTGGAAGGTATCAGTGCGGAAGCTACAGCACGCTTGGCACTGGCTGCGCGGGTTGATGGAAACAGCGCGGCAATACTTTCTGAGCAGGCGGCGCGGGTCAGTGGTGATGCGGCTGAGGCAGTGGCCAGGACGGCGCTCTCTGCACTGGTGGATGCAAATGCTGCTGCTGTTGTTTCAGAGCAGGCCGCACGTGTTACGGCTGATGCTGCCGAAGCCTTGGCCAGGACAACGCTGGCGGCATCTGTTGCCGATAACGCAGCCGCGATTACCGCCGAGCAATCGGCCAGATCAGCCGGGGATTCTGCCGAGGCTGCGGCGCGTACAGTCCTTGCAGCCCGCGTTACATCTGCCGAAGGTGGGATCGTCACCAACGCTGCCGCCATTGTGAGCGAGGCATTGGCTAGGGCTACTGCGGTGGATGCGGTTGCATCTGATGTGACAACGCTATCGTCTACGGTGTCTGGACATACATCGGCAATTTCTACCGAGGCGACTACCCGGGCCTCTGAAACCGGCGCATTGAGCGCCCAGTATTCGGTAAAGCTCGATGTCGATGGAAAGGTAAGCGGGTTCGGCATTGCATCTGACACGACCGAGGGAAGCACATTCCTAATCAGGGCTGACAAGATCGCATTCGCTGCGCCCTCTGGATCCACTGCTGGGAGCATCTACCCGTTCATCATCGACACGTCCACCAACCAGGTAGCGTTTGATGGTGCATCCATCAGTACGGCAACAATCGGCAATGCTGCCATTCAGGATGCTGCGATTGACAATGCCAAGATCGCCAGCCTGAGCGCAGCCAAGATCACAGCCGGTGACCTTCAAGTGGGCGAGTACATCCAAAGCGCCACGACCGCTGATTACGGCTCTGGCCTGGAGCCGGCATGGTCAATCAACGGTAGTGGTGAGGCGGTTTTTAATCAGGCAATCGTGCGGGGTACCGTATATGCCACTGATGGCGTTTTCTACGGTGAGGTGATTGCACGGGGCGCCGGACTTGACATGGCGCGCATGTATTACGGAAATTTTGAAGTTTACAAGTCTGTCCCGGGCGTTGGCCAGGTTCTCTATAAGGCACTTTCCCGGGTAGAGTTCGGGGTTTGCGTCAATGCTGCAACCGTGACCATACCTGGCTACTTCAAGTCACAGCCTAAGATCATCGTGTCGCCCAACAGCATGCAGCTTTACACGCCTGCATACGCCAGTCAAAACCAGAGCATCAAAGTCAGTGCCACGGCACCGGTGGAGACTTCAACCGGATCCATGGTGTGGCAGTTCACGCCGACCGCGCAGCTGGTGCTGGCATCCGGCTCCAGTTCCACGGTCATCAATCAGACCAGTGGCCTAGTATCTTCAAATAGCTGGACGAGCTCGACCTACACCACAGTAGCCAACACATCTTCCATCACGCCATCTGTCACGATTGCCTCAAACCGTGGCAATGGTTTGTCGCAATATCTGTATCGAACTGTGCGTTGGCGTGTTGAATACTGGAATGGATCTGCCTGGATTACCAGCGGGGCATTCACAACTGTGAACCTGGGCGCCGATACGGCTGCAAGTGCCACCAGTACGGAAACCTTCGCGTTTCCGAGCCCAGGGGCCTGGCAGTTCCGCATTTATGCTGAGGCCTACGATACCAAT